GAGATGTTGAGTTGGTGAGGTGTTGTTCAGTATGGTTGTATTATAAGACTCTCGTACGAGTTTGTAAATGGGTCCGAGAGAAAAATTTCAAAAAAAAATGAGAGGGCCTCTCGACCCTCCCACTCTTGTCGGTCACATACTCTCATAGGCCTCTTTCTCCAGTTCCCCCAGGAGCTCTTCCATGGTCATCTGCTTCGGAGCCTGCAGAGTATACCCAGCCAGGAACAGCCCTTTGAGCTCCTCCAGGGTGAAGCCAGTGATAGCTTGAACCTCGGTTGCCAGTCGGTCCAGTTCTTGAACATGTCTCAGTGTGGACTCAGGCAGGGGCTGCAGAGCAACCTTTATCTTCTTCTTTCCAAACATGATGTTCTCCTTTCAAAATGGGTCTCCGGAGGTCATGATACCCTGCAGAGCAAAGAGTATATCCTGCTCCACATCCCTTCTATAAGGAAGGTCCTCAAGCCTCCTCCTGTGGTATGCCTTGAGCAGTCTCTGGCTAGGTAGCATGTCCAGGGCTTTGTCCTGCTCATCGGTCAGGTTACGGGCCAGGTAGAGTCTGGCTGCTCTCACTGTGGGTTCTTTGAGTCCCTCCAGGACTGCCATGCCCGAGTTCTTGTCAGTGATGGTGTAGGTGGACTTCCCCTTGGTCTTGTGGATGAACAGGGTGGACCTGCCCCACTGAAGCTCAGCGATGGACCTCACCAGCTTCTTGTACTCGATACCCACCTCACAGCATCTAATCCAGTTGTACTCCCTGAGGTAAGGCTGTACCTTCATCTTGTCCCCCTCCTTAATAAGGACTCCCGAGAGACCAGTCCCAAGTCTCGGTCCCTTTCCACTCGGTTGTAAAGTGATTGAGCTTCCCATCCCCAGTGAAGTAGAGGTACTCCTTGGGGAGCACCCTCCCTACATCATCCTGCCCCGCCTTCTCCAAGTTCCACCTCTCACAGACATCCGCTGCCAGCATCAGGAACTCCTGCTCCACAGGGGTGTCAGGCACCCAGGCAAATGCGTTGGGGTATGTAGCTACCTCAGTTATCGTGTCTCCCCAGTACCCGTCGTCTACCCTGTTCAGAATGCACCAGATGACTGCTGCCTGGTGGGCCTTGTCCTCAATACCTCTAGCCTCCCTGTAGACTACCTTGGCTAGGATAGTGAGTTCTTCCTCTGTGGGAGGATATAGGTCATCCCAAGTGACAGAGGACCCGGGAGCATGGGGGTTTCTTGCTACTCCTTCAGCAGCCGGTTCCTCCATGGCCTCGACTCTCTCCAGGGACTCCAGTCTCTCCTCCAGATAGACCATCTGGCCCTGCAGCTGATACACCTGCCCCTCCAGCTTGTCCACTTTGCTGTTGAGCAAGAGCAGGGCTGCCAGCAGGAACACCGGGGAGACTATCACTACCCAAGCCAGGACCTTGCCCACCTTCTGACCGAACTTCTCGACCTTCGTTTGATGCTTTCCTTTCATGTTCCATTCTCCTTTTCGAAATAATCATAAGTTGCCTCCAATATTTAGGCATCTTATTTCTGCAGATAGCCAACTCCCTCTCGGTCAGCTCTCCACCGTTCTTGAGCCTGAGGGCCAAGGCAGTCATCATCTCTGCGTCCACAGCTCCGAAGCCCACTCCATTGTGGTCGATGGTCATTCCCCAGGCTTTCTCTTCCGGAGTCTGATACTCAGCGATGACCACAATAGCTCTGTAGAGAGCTTTCTTGTTAGTTCGAACGAGATTCTGAAGGTACTCCTTCCATTGTTGTTGGTTGGTGAACGTTTCCCAGATTTTCATTGCTGTTCACCATTCCCCTCCAAGACGAAGTTCCACAGCTTGTGGAGCAGTTTGTCATCGATGCTATATCTCCACTGCTCCAAGAACTTCTTCAGTTCCTTCTCATTTTTAATAGGTATATCCCCCACATGAATGGGATTGCTGCCCATGACCTTTCCTCGGCGAGGGTAGAGGCCTGTTGCGTGGATATATCCCCACAGGACCTTCTTCTCTGGTGGCTGGGTTTCTTCGTTCAAGGGCTGATAGGGCTCTGGGATACGTAGTGGACGTTCGTCCATAGGGATGAGCTCCTCAGGCTCACCGTCCACAGGGTCTGGGTCAGGCTGTTTGCGTTCCTTGAAGGCCCTCTTGAAGGTACCCGGAAGGGCAATTCCATAGTCGCTGTAGAGCTCTTGGACCTGAGTAGGGGTCAAATCAGGGAATGTGTCAAGCATTGGTTTGAGTCCGACCATAGCCGGAAGTCTTCGATAGTGCAGAATTGCTGTGGGTTTTCCGAAGCGGTTGGTCCCCATCTCCAGGTTTATGACCTTTTTTCGGTCAAATTTCTGTTTTCGAGTCCGAAGTTTGGTTGTGGGACCGTCCAGAGAGCTCAGCCACCTCATCACTTTGCCCCGGTTGCTGTAGTTATTCTCCAATTTGAAGTACTCCAGGAAGTCCGAAAGCTTCTGGCAGACTGTTCCATCCTCGAATTGGACTACTGGATAGCGAACTTTGCGGCGGTCGTTCGGCAAAGTAACCAGTTTTACCTCCCCGAAGTACAGGAGTCCGGCCTCGGTCGAGGGCAAATAACTGTAGATGGCAGGCCCCTCGAGCCCAATCCACACCTCTCCACGGTCAGCAAGAGTCTCTATCACACACTGGGCAGCCTCTCCCAGATTGCGCAGGTGGTGTGCCTGAGAGACCCCATCATCCACAAAGTCATACTGGGCCTTGTGGTCCTTAATATAAATATGGGCTACCCGCTCTCCACGACTCTTGAGGTCAATGAGCATGGGCTCAATTCCGTAGTATCTCATGAGCTTCCCTCCTTTCTTTTTGGTATCACTCCTATAATACCACAGAAATATGGCCTTGTAAATGGCCTAAACTCTTGGTTATATTATTAGAATACTTATACGAATACCGACCCCAAAACTGGTCCTCGTATTTTGTACAAGTGATATTGCATATTGCAGTTTGGCACGTTATTTTGTACAAGGTATATTGCATATTACGACTGCCACGTTATTTTGTACAAGTATATTGCCATATAGCAGAAAGTCTCAATATAAACACGCCTCCTGCATATTGCATATTACGACCCCTGCTATAAGATTCTATATACGTATTACGCCGTAATATGCAATAAGTATTATAATATATATGTAGCATCCCTGCAATACGAATATAGAATATATATATACCGCCTCCCCCTCAATACGAATATAGAATATGAAATACAAATTATCATATAGCCCAGCCAAAATGGCCTGGGGCTGATGGGCCTCCGGGCCTAAAGGCCCTCGGCCCCACAGCATCCCAGCCATATTTGTCCGGTCTTGGTTTGGTCCCAATAGTCCTTCGGTCTCAGTAGGTCTCTTCTTAAAAAAACTTTGAAAATCTTCGAGAAACTCATTTACAATCGACCGAAGCTCTGATATAATAATAATGTAATAAATCACTACTCAATCCCAACCAACTAACTGGAGGAATACAAAATGACTAAGGAACTCACTGCTATCTGGAACACCCTGCTCACCACTGGCTCCTACACTCCTGCCTGGGAGAAGGGCAACGAAGCTCAATCACTGAAGGACTGCCTGGACATCGCTCGGTCTCTGGCTGACCTGACTAAAAAGGTTTCCTGCTGTGGCTGCTCTGTGGAGTACTACTGGAAGGACAACCTGGAATTCGGTATCTATCACACCTACGACTTCCACAACTTCAAATCCTCTGTAGAACCCGGCTTCGCTGAAACTTCCCACTACACCATCAAACTGCACAAGGGCTTCTCTATCACGAAGCTGACCAAAAAGGAACGCAAAGCTTTGGGCTGGAACTAAAGAAGAAGGACAAGAATTTCCCTGGGACTTCAAGAGTCCTGGGGATTTCTTTTTGTGTGGGAGTGTGGTATAATGGGAGTATAGGAAAGGAGGTGAGCCTGTGGTAGTTAATGAGAAGCTCATAAACCTGGCTCGAGAGGTCAAGGACTTTCCCAAGCTGGAAGTCTATGGACCGAACGAGGAGAAGACTACTGTGCTGAGGGTAGACAATGACTGTCTGTCTGAGGAGGGCAAGGAACTCCTGGGAGTGACTGAACCTGACCCGATGGAAGAGGTCAACCGAAAGTTGGCTGAAGCTGGTAGAGATATGGCCTCGGGTCTGTCTAAGGCTGTGGAAGCTATTTCTCTGTGGAGTAGAACTGTATTCGCTCCGGCTATGGAGGAGTTTGGTAGAGAGTGTCGAAAGTTAGCTAAGGCCCTCGGAGAGTGTGGACTGGGGTCTGCTGCCCTGGAGCTGCTGAGGAAAATGGAGGAAGAGCGGGCTCTGATAGAGAAGGCCAGAGGCTATGGACTGGATGGGAGAGTTATCTCCCTTTGTGGACACCGGAAGGTAAAGGTACGAAAGAAGAACCTCAATCGACTGAGGAAGGAGGTACTGAAGTATGAACGGTCAAGGAGGAATACCAGAGGCCCGGAAGCTGGAGAACCCACTGAGGGTCATGCTGGAGATTGCCAACCTGATGAACTTGTACAGGGAGAAGCTGGAGGCACTGAGCCCAATGGCTGAGGCCTGTGGCCCTGGGTGGAACTGCTGGGATGTCCGGAGTAAGGTGCCTGGCTACTACCCTGCCTGTCCTCTCCACCTGTGGGAGGATAAGGAGGTCTATGTGGAGGGTGTGGGTCAAGGAAGGATTGTTGCTGCCTGCCAGGTGGGTAGCTGGTATATCCCCGGTGTGGAGTTTAAGGATGTGGTACTGGATGGCCATGCCCTGAACCTGAGGACTCATGGTCGGGAGGGTCAAGAGGGCCACTGCCTCTGGGTCTGGCTGGATAAGGTCAAACTCGTACGAGGTATGAAATTACCCCCTGATTTTACTCCCCCTGGGGGCCTGGGGTAAATAGGGGTGCCACGGGGAGCACAGGGCCAGCCTGGGGGCTTTTTAGGGGGTCACTGGTATGTTTATACCCCCCAGGGGTAAAATGGCCCCAGCGGGCTCCCAGTGGCCTTATACGGGGTGCCCCAGTTATCCACATTTTCCACAAAGTTATCCACATCTTTACAAATTGTAATAATCAAGAGAAATATTGATACAGTTTGTAATAGTCATGAAAATCAAGAATCTTGAAAAAATCAAGAAAGTGAGGTATCAAGAATATGGATGAAAAGGACAGAACCAGGACCCGTATCTCCAGGGACACCATGTTCACCATGATTTGTCAGGTGGTGGCTCAACGGTCTACCTGCTGGAGGTCTCAGGTTGGTGCTGTGATTGTCAAGGAAGGCCGGGTGGTCTCCATGGGATATAACGGCCCTGTCTCGGGGATGCCTGCCTGTGAGGACCTGCCTAATGTGTTGGAATGCCCTACTGAGGGAACCTTCTCCCTGTGGAAGGAGAACCATCCTCTGATGTGTCAAGGGGCTGGCTGTACCAGGAGCCTGCATGCTGAGACCAACGCTATTGCCTTTGCTGCCCGGGCCGGGGTGGCTGTGGAAGGCTGCACCATGTACTGCACTATGTCTCCCTGCATCAACTGTGCTAAGGTGATTGTCAACAGTGGCATCAAGAAGCTGGTCTACATGGAGGAGTACAGAGACACTACCGGACTGGACCTGCTGAAGTCTGCGGGCATTACTGTGGTCCATCTGGATGCTATCGATGGGGAGATTACGAAATGAAGAATCTGAGAAGGCTGGTGTGCAAGGTCACTCCTCAAACTCTGTGGAATTTGCATAAGCTGGCCAAGATGACCAAGTGTGGGGACAACCTGGGGAAAGTGATTGACAAACTCGTTCGGGAGAAGATGGTCTCTCTCCGGGAATGGGAAGACCTGAAAGGAGAATGACTATGACTGGATTTCAGACCAAGAATGAAGTGAAGGACGGCAAGAGGAGCTACAAGATTGAGTTCTACACCGACAACAAGGACTACTATGAGATGGTCCAGAAGTGCTGCAGGGACTGCATCGATGACTCTAACCGAAAGATTGAGGAACTGAGAAGGAAGGCCAAGGAGGTGGCTCTGAGTGAACCGGCAGGAGCGAAGGAAGCTGAAGAAGCAGGGGAAGACGGTCAAGACTGAGCCTGTTCTCCTGATGAAGCCTTCTGAGATTGGCAAAGCTGCCACTCAGGGAGTCGGTCGGGAAGCGATGATGCATGAGATAAATCAGCAGATTCTGGCCAAGGACAAGGAGTACCAGCTGGACATCGATACGATGGTCCTGTGGACACTGCACCAATGCTACGGCTGGGGAGCTGTCCGACTGAAGAAGTTCTATGTGGCTATGATGAAGGAGCATCTTCGGATGCGGGAGTTCTACGAGCTGGATGACCTCTACCCGGAACGCTACAAGCTGAAGGACAAAGGTGTGGATGTCGAAGCTTGGTACGAGGAGCTCTTCGACGACGAAGGCAACTTCAAAGAAAATCAAGAGACCGCTGACGCTCGTTCGACGGCGTTCGACGAAGAAGCATACCAGCCAGATGGTAAGAGTGCTTCAAAGGAAATCACTATAGGAGGAGACCATGGGAAAGGATAAAATCTCCTGCTTCAACCGGGACCAAAAGGGAGTCTGTCTGGCCTACAACAAGGCTGAGTGCTCTCCCCACTGTTCTGCCCGGATAGCAGACATCGACCAAAAGATAGTTTTGCTCAAGTGTCTCCTGGGGAAAGCCCAGGCGAAGAAGGACAGAAGGAAGCTGGAGGAGGAACTGGAAGCTGCCCTTAAGGTGCAGGCTGCCATTAAGGAGGGGAAGCTGGAAGGCTGGATGTCCTGCTATCTGGAAGACCTGCACCGGGGAGAGAAGGGTGGAGCCTCTGAGTCTGACTCTAACCGAAAGACAGGACTCAAACAGTTGATGAAGGACAACCGTCCTGTAGGGGTGAAGCCTACCCAGGCCCAGCTAGCCGAGTACAAGGAAGCCCTGCACGAGTTCGAGGAACAGGTTGGAGAGAAGATGGAGAAGCTGGGTAGAACTAGCCTGTCCCATTCCAAGATAAACTCCTACACCGGGGAGCCTATCTGCTTCGTGGATGCTGGAGGATACTGTAGGGGCCAACTCACTGGAGCTGGAAAGCTGGCCAAGGACTGCAAAACCTGTCCTTACTTGAAAGAGGGCTGAAGAGTTTAGGGGGTTTACTCCCCCTTTCTCTTTTGATATAATAGGTTTGGAAAGGAGGCCTGTATATGGCTGCATTAGAAATGGTAGTGAAGCTGAGGCCCTGTCTGGTGAAGGGCAAGAAGCACCTGTTCCACTGTTGGGACCATCGTGCCTGGACTGTTGGGGAGAGTGCCTTAAGGGGAGGACCCCCGGGAGGACAGTGCTCCATGGTCCTGGCTGTGGTAGAGGACGAGTATGGCCAGGTACATGAGGTCTATCCCAGAGACGTTCGGTTCCTGGATGGCAGAATCAAGGAGTATGACTTTGGAGGTGAGAATAGTGATTGTAGCCAAGACCTACCTGGAGAAGATACCTGAGAACTGTTGGGAGTGTGAGTATCTGGGCTGTAGTCTGCCCACCAAGGCCAGACAGCCTGAGCAGATGAAGAAGGCCTATAAGACCAAGAGGCATAAGGACTGCCCCCTGAGGGAGGTTGACCCCGATGAGCTCCATAAGGCTTGACCTGAGAGACCTCTGTCCTGTATGCCTGGGGAGTGGTAAGGTGAAGGCCATGCAGAGACTGGCCCTGTTTGGTGGAGGGTCTGTCCGGGGTCCTGATACCCAGGTAGTCTGTACGTATTGTAGTGGAACGGGGAGGAGACCCAAGAATGAAAATCATAAAGCAGGGAACCAACCTTGACAGGAAGCCCAGCCCTGTACGTTTTACCTGCCGAGCCTGTGGGTGTGTGTTTGAACTGGACTGGGAGGAGCTGAAGGGCTGGCCTTCTCACTCAGACCGGAACACCCAATATGCTGAGTGTCCCAACTGTAAGGCCTGGGCAGAGGAGACAGTGATGAGGTAAATCAAGAGTTCTGTGGTTTACAACTGCTGTCTGGTGTGGTATACTATAAGTGTTCAGGGGGTGACTGCCTTTACTGGCCTGGCCAACAGGGTGGGCATACCCAAGGAGTATATCCTGAACAGGTAAGGCCTCCTGAACTGTAGATGCTCAGTTGGTAGAGGGGGAAAGGGCTGCCCAAAAGGGTGGCCTTTTTCCTTGCCCCAAAATCAAGAGTTTATATCATGGACAATTTCTTATAGGTGTGGTAGAATTTACGTGTCAGGAAGTAGTGATTTCCTCCTGTAAGCCCCAAAAAGGCCCTGTTCCGGTGGTTTAGGCCCTGGTTCAGGGTCCTTTTTGTGGGTGTTTCTCGACAATTTTTCAAGAAAGGGGGTGAAGGTATGCCCAGACTTGGTGAAACCGTGCCCAACCCTAAAAAGAAAAAGTATGATGATGATGTGAAGAAGTACTCCCCCAAGGAACTCAAGAAACATCATGATGATGCCCTGACCTATTATATTGAGCACGGGGGAGAAGTCAGCACTAAGGTCCTGTCCCGACATGGCAAGGTCCCTCAGTCCTATATCCGTAAGTGGATGAAGGAGGAGAACTGGGACAAGTACGTAATGGAGGACCAGGGAGACAAGGTCAAGGTCTCTCCCAAGGTGAAGGAGTTCGTGAAGACCAGGGCTGAGGAGCTGGGTCTCACTGACAGGGAGCAGGACTTCTGCTACCACTTCTTCAAGTGCAAGAATGCCACCCAGGCAGCTATCCGGGCTGGCTACAGTCCAGGTCGTGCATATACTGCCGCCTATAACCTCCTTAAGCAGGACCATATCAAGGCCTTCCTGAAGGAGATGAGGGCTGAGGCCTGTGAGGAGATTTTTGTGGACACCATCGACATCCTCCGTATGTGGGCCAAGATTGCCTTCGCCGATATGAACGACTATGTCAACGTGTCTGCTGCAGGCGTAATGCTCAGAGGGTCCAACCAAACAGATGGCCAGGTCATCACTGAGATTAAGGAAGGCAAGGACGGCATCACTATTAAGATGGCTGACAAGATGAAGGCCCTTGATAGACTGTCCTCCTACCTGCGTATTCTTCCTGAGGACCAGGCCAAGGATGCCAAGCTGCGTATCCTGCAGAAGGCAGCTAATGATGACTCTGGAGACGAACCTCTGAAGATTGAGATTGTGGGTGTGTGACATGGCCAAGATTACCAAGGAGGTCAATGAACACTTCCGAGAATTCGTAGGGGACTGGAACTCCAAGTTCTATTTCCTTGTGGGAGGCTACGGCTCTTCCAAGTCATACCACATCGCCCTCAAAATCATTCTCAAGTGTATTAAGGAGAAGCGAAAGGTCCTGGTCATTCGTGAGGTTTACGAAACCATCCGGGAGTCCTGCTTCTCCTTGTTCGAGGAACTGGCTGAGGAGCTTCACCTGACCGATGACAACCATGGTCAACCGGTAATGCGATTCATTCAGTCCCCCATGAAGATACGCTTCAAGAACGGCTCCCAGATAATCTTCAAGGGCATGGACAAACCTGCCAAGCTGAAGTCCATCAACGGAGTGACCATCATTTGGATAGAAGAAGCCTCTGAGCTTAAGTACTCCGGTTACAAGGAGCTGCTGGGCAGAGCCCGACATCCTTCCCTGTCTATCCACTTCATTCTCTCGGAGAACCCTGTGGACAAAAGCAATTGGACTTACAAGCAGTTCTTCAAGGACGAAGATAAGGGTCGCTTCATTCTGGATGATGAGGAACTCTACAAGAAGCGAATCATCAGGACCAAGGACACCTACTATCACCACTCAACTGTGGACGATAATCACTTCCTGCCGGCTTCCTATATCGAACAGCTGGATGAGATAAACTCTTACGACCCTGACCTGTACCGAATCGCTCGTCTCGGTCACTTCGGTATCAACGGAACTAAGGTCCTGCCTCAGTTCGAAGTGGCTAAGTCCCATTTGGATGTGGTTGCCAGGGTGGCTGGTATTCCTGATAAGTTCAAATTCAACGGTATGGACTTCGGCTTTGAGACTTCGTACAATGCCCTGGTCCGTATGGCTGTGGATGATGAGAAGAAGATTCTCTATATCTACTGGGAGTACTACAAAAACCACATGACCGATGACAAGACAGCTAAGGAGCTGGCTGACCTCGGTATGGACCAGGTACAGATTATAGCCGATGCTGCTGAGCCCAAGGCTATTACCTTCTACCAGCAGTCCGGCTTCCGAATGAGAAAGTGTAGGAAGTGGGCCGGCTCCAGACTGGAGAACACAAGGAAGGTCAAACGCTTCCATAAAATCGTGTGCTCTCCTGAGTGCAGGAACTGCATCAAGGAGCTGAAGAACCTCACCTATGCTGTGGATAAGAATGGAGAGCTCATCTACGACGAGTTCAACATCGACCCACATACTTTCTCTGCTATCTGGTATGGCCTGGACAACTACACTGTGGCTGATGTGAAGAAGGTACCTCGCAACAGTCGAAAGGGTGGTGAGGCTGCTGCATGAAGCCCCCCTGTAAAGACTGTCCTGACAGGCACATAAGCTGTCACAGTGAGTGCACCAGATACCTTCGTTGGAAGGAGCACCTGGCTGCACTTAAGGCTGCTGAGAAGGCAGAGAAGGACAAAGAGTCCATGTTCCACCAAAGACGCCTGAAGCTGAGGCGAATATACAGTCGAAAGGAGTGATTTCCAATGGCCGAGAACGTTGATATTGTGGCAAATGCTCTGCGTGTACCTTTTAGCCTCATCTCGATGGAGCTTGAGGGCCTGTATGGCTCCCAGCTTCTGGCTGAGATGCAGGAGATTATCGGTTACTACCGGGTCTATGAGAGGGGCGCAGACTTCAAAACTGAAGGCTCCAAGGGGGACTACATTCCTTCCGACCTTCGTTTCAAGCAGGCCTCCACTCTGGTCAACAAGGAAGCCCGCTTTCTCTTCTCTCGCTCTCCCGATTTGTGGGTAGATGTGCCTATGGAAGGGAATGATGAGGCTGCCAAGGAAGCCAACACCATCCTCCAGAACCTGGTCGACCGGGTCATGGAGAAGAACCACTTCAAGTCTAAGCTGCTGAAGGCGGCTAAGGACTGCTTCATCGGTAAGAGAGTGGCTTACTTCGTGAACTTCAACGAGGAGAAGCAGACCATCAAGGTCGACTTCATCCCCTCCCTGGAGTTCGTATACGAGACCGATGAGGATGACACTGACACCATCACCAAGATTGTGGCTTTTTACACTGTGGTAGACAACCAGGTCAAGACCGACCAGCGCATCTACAAGAAGAAGTACTGGATGGAGAATGGTTACTGCCACATTGAGGAGGCTATCTACGACGGTCATGGTACTCTGGTGGAGGAGATTACCCCTGCCAGGGCCACCAAGTTCACCTACATTCCTGCTGGGGTGATTGTGAACGACGGTCTGACTGGTGACCTTCTGGGCGAGTCCGAGATTGCCTCCCTGGAAAACTTCGAAGGTTGGTTCTCCCGCCTGTCCAATGCGGACATGGATGCTGAGAGACAGGGCATGAACCCGGTACGCTGGGCTCGTGACATGAACCCTGAGTCCACCAAGAACCTGTCCATTGCTGCTGGCTCCTTCTGGGACCTGCAGACAGACCAGAACTCTGCTGATGGTGTGACTGGTGAGGTTGGTGTTCTGGAGACCTCCATGAACTACACCTCTGCCATCACCTCCACACTGAACCGTATCAAGTCCAGTATGTACGACAGTATCGACATGCCGGATGTCTCTCCTGAGGCCCTTAAGGGTGTGGTCTCCAGTGGTAAGACCCTGAAGGCTATCTACTGGGGCCTCATCGTTCGCTGTGATGAGAAGATGCTGGCCTGGAGGCCTGCCATCGAGAACATCATGCGAATTATCATCGAAGGGTCTAAGCTGTACCCTGGCTCTGCTGTTCGCTATGTGCAGGAGCCTGTTCCTGATGTGGAGTTCGATGTCAGGGTGGAAAACCAGTACCCCCTGCCTGAGGATGAGACTGAGGAGAAGACCATTGACCTGGCCGAAGTGGCTGGGCAGACCATGTCCCGTAAGGCCTACATGAAGAAGTGGCGTAACCTCAACGATGAGGAAGCCGATGCTGAGCTGGAACAGATTGCTCGGGAGAGGGAGCTTCTGGAGGATAGCTTCTCCACTGCTCCTCCGACTGGACAGTTCGGCCAACAGAGTGAGGGCCAGGAGGATGAGGGAGACGAAGGAGGTGAGGAAGGTGGAGACACTGGGGAAGAAACCTGAAGCGGTTGACTTCACCATCCACTACTCCGATGGCACCAGAGAAACCATCAGAAAGGGCCTGGTGGCCATTAGAACGCCCGCTGGAGCCGTAGAAGCAGTTCTCCTGGGTATGACTGTGGAGGACTTCCTCACGGTCCTGGCGGCCCTGGAAGGCTCCGCTAAGGACATTGTGGCAAATGCTCAGTGACAGGGGGTGATGGAGTATGGCCAGTATCAATCTGCAAGATGGTGAGCAGGCCAGACTGACCATCACCAAAGAGCAGGAGGTAGAGATTTCGAAACTCTACCGCCAAGTATATCTGGACCTCAAGAAACAGATGGAGTCTCTCCCCCTCCAGGGGGAAGGCACCACATCTCAGTCCCTGAAGAAGACCTACCTCAACAAGCTGGTCAAACAGCTCAAGGAGGAGTACAAGTCTCTTGGTGAGGGACTGGAGAAGCAAATCAAGAAGGGCATGCAGAGCACTGCCTCCACTGTGGTCCAAGCGAATGATGACTGGCTGAAGAAGGTCGGTCTGAAAATCGAAGGGTCCTACAGCTTTGTTCCCAAGGACATAGTGGCTCTGCTCTCCACAGGAAAACTGTACGGAGGTGGCTGGACACTCAGCAAGGCCATCTGGGGGGAGTCCCAGAAGCATGCCCATGACATTGATAAGATTGTGGCTGCAGGTGTGGCTGCGAATAAGTCTGCCTACGAGATTGCCAAGGACCTGGAGAAGTATGTCAATCCCTCTGCTCGGAAAGAGTGGAACTGGTCCAAGGTCTATCCTGGTACTTCGAAGAAGGTGGACTACAATGCTCAGAGACTGGCAAGGACGATGGTCTCCCATGCCTATCAGCAGTCCCTGCTGGCCTCTACCAAGTTCAATCCCTTCGTAAAGGGCTACAGGTGGAGGTCGGCCCATACTCATCGTACGTGTGAGATTTGCAACGAACGTGATGGTCAGCTGTACTCAGCCAATGACCTTCCTCTGGACCATCCGAATGGAATGTGTACGTTCATCGCTGAGCTCACTGGTAACATGAACTCTGTGGCCGAACGCCTGGGTGACTGGGCCAACGGTGCAGAAGACCCTGAGCTGGATGCCTGGTATGGCTCCATGATAGGTGGCAAACAGGAACTCAAGCCAGTGTTCAATGACCTGCAGACCAAGTGGCTGGGCGGTACTGGCTTCTCTCCTGAAAAGCCCCCGGAGTCCTTCACTGAGTGGTCTCACTCCCTAAGCTCTGCCCAGAAGAAGGAACTCTTCGACCAGCTGAACCTGCACGGGAAGGAACATCCCTTCCAGCTCATGCAGTCCTGGTACGAAGCTAATCTGGCTACCATCGAGAAGCAGATGGTGTGGAATATCCCCAAGCCCACTTCCAACCTGAAGCGAGACATGATGACTGGGGCCTATTCTCAGGAACGAAAGGACAAGGCTCTGTGGGCCAAGTCTTCCAAAGCTGCTGATGACAAGATTCGTGAGCAGTGTGGTCGGGTCTGGAGAGAGGCCACAGAAGAACAAAGGGAAGGGGCCTACCACTACACCTGGGGCTCTGGTCCTTTCAACGGTCCTCTGCGTACTGGTGGAAGCTGGAACACTAGAGGAGACTACAGGGGTAAGCTGCAGGGTCTGACTGAACTCATCTCCAGGTCCACATACGACTTTGACATGTGGTTGCAGAGAGGTGTGGATAACACCGGCTCTACTGCTTTCTTGGGACTGCCCAAGGACCTGTCCTCCTACAGTGAGGCTGAGCTCAGGAAGGAAATTCTGGGCAAGGTCTTTACTGATGATGCCTTCACCTCCACAGCTACGGCCAAGGGTAAAGGCTTCGGAGGAAACGTGTTCAATGTGTATGCTCCTGCTGGCACTCAGATGCTTTATGCTGAGCCCTTCTCTCACTATGGGAGTGGAGCCAAGAGGAACTGGGATGGTATTTCCAAACAGTCTTCCTTCGGTAGTGAGTCTGAGATGATTATCCAACGAGGAACCTCCTACCGCATTACCAAAGTGGAGAAGTCTGGAAGTCAGTGGTACTTCGACATGGAGGTAGTTGGCCAGGACCCCCTCCCCGAAGGAAAAACTCACAAAGGTAAGTAGTACCTATTTACAAACCTTTCTCCCTGTGGTATAATGTAAGTACAAACTGAATAGGAGGTGCTGAAGATGACAGAGGGTAACCTGGCAAACAACTCTGACTGGAAGGCCATCTCCCCTGGAGAAGACATAGTCTGCAAAGACTGTATCTACCGGGACGACGGGACTATCTACTCCAATCCCTATACCAAGGGAAGCTGTCAAAAGTTCCCGTATCCCCGAATGAAACCTCTGGGAGTTATGACCAAGGGAGAAAGCTGTCCACAGTACAAGAAGGAGGACTGACCTGTAAAGGTCGGTTCTTCTTTTGTATGTCTTTTTACCTGTTGCAGACGCTATAAAGAACAACAAGGGTATTACAGACCAGGGCTGTCTCCCTGGGGAAAGGAGCTCATTATGCTGAGCAACGAAGAGAAGAACACCCTCAAGAACATTGGCCTGCAGTTCTTTGCTGAAGGGGGAGCTGGTGGAGACTCTGGTACCGGAGGCTCTGAAGGCGGCTCCGAAGGCGGAGAAGGCGGCAGTGGTGAGGGTACCGGTGGCAAGTCCGGGAAGACCTTTACTCAGGAGGAAGTCAACCGCCTGATGAAGGCAGAGAAGGAGTCGGCCAAGAAGGCCCTGCTCAAGGAGCTTGGTGTGGAAGATGCCAAGTCTGCCAAGGAGGGCCTGGCGAAGTACAAGGAAATTCTGGACAAGGACAAGTCTGCTGCTGAGAAAGCTGGGGAAGCCCTGGCTACTGAGCAGAAGGCCAAGGCCGAAGCTGAGAAACGTGCTCTGCTGGCTGAGGCCAAGGTGGAGGTCCTGTCTGCTGGCTGCAAGCCGGAGTATCTGGATGATGTCATTACTCTGGCTATGACCAAGGTCTCCGATGACAAGGACCTGGCTGCTGTGGTCAAGGAGATGAAGGAAGACACCAAGTACTCCGCTTTTTTCGGGGAAGGTGGTTCCGGTTCTGGTGACAAGGGCACCGGAGGTGGGTCCGGCTTCAAGCGAAAGGGCGACCCCGACAAGAAGGGTAGCCTGGGAGCTCGACTGGGCGCTCAGACTGCCAAGAGCACTTCCAAGAATCCCTACTTTGAAAACTAAGAAGGAGGACAACAATTATGTTCAATCGTCCCGGTATCAAGAAGGAGACCCTGGCGGCTCCTCAGCAGATTCTGTTCAATGTTCAGAATCAGATGTCCGTCCCCATCCTGGTGGACAAGACCATGGCCTCTGTCACTGTGGATGGCCGCAAGGTGGTCAAGGCCGGCACTCCCCTGAGCGGTGACCTGACTGCTCGTGGCACTGCCTTCAAGGCCGCTGTTGACACCTCTGCTCCGGCTGTGGGTGTTCTGCTGCATGATGTGGACATCACCGACAACAACGCCAACGGCACCCTGCTCATCTGGGGCTTTGTCAACCTGGACCGCCTGGACTCTGCCACTGCGGCCCTGATTACGGCCACCCGTAAGACCGAGCTGGCTGGCCGGGTTTGGTTCCTGAAGGACAACTAAGTCCCACACCACAAGAATAACTAAGGAGGAACGAATATGCCTACCATTTTCGACTTTGTCAACGCTACGGAGATGGTCTCTTACTGGGAGACCCTGACCAAGGACCGTCCGCCCTACCTGGGTGAGACCCTGTTCCCTTCTCAGAAGAAGCTGGGTCTTGACCTGAAGTGGATTAAGGGCTCCGCTGGTCTGCCTGTGGTCCTGAAGCCCTCTGCCTTCGACGCTGGTGCTGTTCCCCGTGCTCGCATCGGCTTCGACCGGCTGTCTGCTGAGATGCCCTTCTTCAAGGAGTCTCTGTACATCGATGAGGAGCTGCGCCAGCAGCTGAACATGGTCCTGGAGACCGGCAACACTGCGTACATCGACGCTGTGCTCAACCGTATCTTCAACGACAACACTGTTCTGCTGGAGGGTGCTGCTGCCCGTCGTGAGCAGATGCGCATGATGGCCCTGACCACCGGCGCTATCTCCATCACTGCCAATGGCCAGGACTTCGACTTCGACTATGGCATGCCGGCCACTCACAAGGTCACTGCCACCACTGCCTGGAGCAACGCGGATGCTGACATTGGTGCTGACATCCTGGCTGGCCTGGACCTCATCGAGGACGACACTGGCGTCCGTCCTACCCGGGCCCTGTGTGACCGCAAGACCTGGAACAACATGCTGAAGAACAACGGCTTCAAGAAGTCCATCTATGTCATTGCCAACGGCCAGGCGACCATCAACGACCGCCAGCTGAAGCAGTACCTGATGGACCAGTATGGCATCGAGGTTGTGGTGTACTCCAAGCGCTACAACAACGACTCCAAGACTGCTACTCCCTTCGTGCCTGCTGACACCTTCGTCCTGTTCCCCTCTGGCGCCCTGGGCAACACCTGGTTCGGCACCACTCCTGAGGAGTCTGACCTGCTGGGCGGCTCTGCTGCCAATGTGGCTATCACCGATGTGGGCGTGGCCGTGACTTCCATTCAGAAGGCCGACCCCGTGAACGTGGAGACCAAGGTCACCATGATTTCCCTGCCCTCCTTCCCCGTGGCCGACCAGGTCTACATCCTCGATGTAAACCCTTAAACAACGTCGTGCTGCAGGAGGCTCCTGAGCAGGACCTTCTCGGGAAGCAGACCAGCGACCTCCAGACTGGTGTAGTGGTGTCTGGTGAGACTATCACCGGCACCCTGCACCATCAGGAGAACTATACCGGCTTTAGCTCTATCACTGAGGAGCAGGAGGGCTACTACTTTGCTATGCAGGTAGTCCCCCCGGCTGGTGCTGACTTGGCCCATTCCACACTTGAGGTGTGGGGGAAGGAACTCAACCCCCAGGATGATGGTGGCAAGCCCATCCTCATCAAGCGACTGAAGGATGCCACAGGCTCTAAGGCCTCTGGTACTTTCGATGTAGTAGCTGACTGGGGCTCGGGAGTAGTACGGCGTACTTACTCCTATGACTTTGCCCTGGAAGGAGGTACAACATGATTAAGATTTCCAAGGGCGGCCTGGTCCTGGAGGTAACCTCTGGAGCATATAAGGCCATCTACAAAGCTGCTGGCTGGTCTCCTGTGGAGGAAACCCCCGCAGCAGCCCCTCCGGAGCCCGCTGTGGACGTTTCCGAGGAGGGGGGTAGTAACTCCACCCCCGAAGGCCACGAGGCCTCTGCGGAGCCCCAGGAGGCCAATATGGGGGAGGAAGAGACCCTCAACAAAATGTCTGATGATGAGCTGAAGCAGTATGCTTCCCTGCTGGGCATTCAGACCAAGGACCTGAAGGGCCGGAAGAAGCTCATGGAGGCTATCAAGGCTCACCAGAAGTAAGGAGGGATGACTGTGGATGCACTGGCAACTCTGAAGATGATTCTTCGAGAGGATGACATTCCCTTCTTTACGGATGACCAGCTGAATTTCTACCTGAGTGAAAACTCGGGTGAAGTCCGAGGGGCAGCCTATCAGTGCTTGCTGATTAAGGCTGAGGACACTACTCTTTCCATCAGTGGTCTCAACACCTCGGACACCAGCAAGTACTTCCGGAGACTGGCCTCCCAGTATAGGCCCTTCCATTCGGGGGTCCTGGGGGGTGGAGACTGATGGACCACTCTGCTCGACTGGAGATTTACAAAATCAACCAGTTCATCAAGAGGTGGGGTAGGGTCTACACCTTCACCAAGCCTGGAGAGAACAAGTTCGGAGAACCCACAGGCGAAGTTGAGTCTGTGGACATCCCTGGAGTCTACCACGAGAATAGCTCCTACATCAGCCAAACAGCTTCTGATGCAGGAACTGTGGTCTCAAAGCTCAATACCTGGATTTTCTGCCGGACCGAAGATGCTCAGAAAGTCAAACATGGCATGTCTGTGATTATCGATGGGAAGGAGTACAAGGTCACTGGAACAAGAGACATGGAGAAGCTGAAACTGGCTTGTGACATCTCCCTGGAGGTGGTTCTTAAGTGAGCAGTGGCTTCAAGCTGGATGCTTCCTCTCTGGAGAGTGGACTTAATGCCCTCATGAACAGGTCTCAGGCAGCCATCAGGATGTACGCTGAGACAGCAGCTCTTAAGCTGCAAAACTACGCAAGAGACAAGGCCCCCTGGACAGACCGAACAGGTCATGCCCGACAGAGACTCACTGGCACTGCCCTGACTGTGGCCAATGGCTACAAGCTCAGGCTTGCTCATGGTGTGAACTATGGTATCTGGTTGGAGCTGGCACATGAGAAGCGATTCGCCATCATTCAGCCCACCATCCTGGCGAACACAAGTGAGATTATGGAGGGCTTCCAGGGGCTCCTGGAAAGGTTGGGATAGTGTGGCTGAGAACACCCGTATCCAAGACATTTATGTCTTTCTCCAGGATAGGGGCTTCGAGGTCTACTTCCCGGCCCAGAAGGTCGGGGAGTGCACCTCCCCCTATGTGGTGGTGAAGGATGCCACTACCACGAAAGTCACTGGCTTCTCTAGTACAGTGACTTACTACGACATCATGTGCTATGTGCCTAAGGACCACTTCAGCACGCTCGCTGAATTTGTGGAGCAGGTCAAGACTTCGATGCGTGGCATGGTCCCTATGATTATGCCTACCTATACGGAGACTCCGTCCTTCTACGACGAGTCGGTCAAGGCCCACATGATAAGCGTCCAATATCGAAACTACCGGAAAATCATATAAGGAGGAAAAACTCTTATGGCTATCAAGAAGGGTCATGAAATTCCTACCATCGACGTTGCTCTGGTAACCGCTCAGGTCGGAGACGGTGATGAGCTGGCCTTCGACACTGCCAGCCAGATTGCCGTTGAGCCTCAGGTCAACGAAGAGGACCCCGTACAGCTGGTGGTCAAGGGCATTCTGCGTGCTCAGAAGCCTGCTGTGTCCACTCTCACCGGCAACCAGATTACCCTCACCGACAACGTGTTCAATCCCGAGCTGGTCAAAATCCTCCAGGGTGGTGTCATCAAGTACTGGACGGACGACGACCACAGCAGTACCTCCGACCAGGATATGGGCCACGGTGTGGCTTCCTACACTCCTCCGGTCGCTGGCTCTGCTGAGAAGGGTACTCCCTTCACCCTGAACGCCTACACCGCCATCTACGATGCTGCTGGCCTCATCACTGGGTACGAGAAGATTTCCTACCCCAACTGCCAGGGCACCCCTGTGGCTCTGAGCTCTGAGGACGGTGCGTTCCGTGCTCCGGAGTACACTATCAACTCCGCCCCCAAGACCGGAGAGGCCCCCTATGTCATCTCCTATGTGGATGAGCTTCCCACTGGCACTTTGGGGTCTCTGACTGTTCAGTCTGTGGCTGGCACCAGTTCCGGCGATACCCGGGTGACTGTCACTCCGGCCAAGGGTGGGGAGAACTCCTATGTCTATAAGACTGGCTCCAGTGTTTCCCTGCCCACCTATCAGGAGGTCTGCAACACCGGCTCTGGCTACACTGAGTGGAATGGTACCTCTGACATCACCGCCACCACCGGCCAGGAGATTGTGGTCGTAGAGGTTGACTCTGCCGACCGGGCTGTCAAGGCTGGCAAGACCACTGTCACTTCCCAGGCCTAAAGGAGGACCTAAATCATGGAACAGAAAATCACTTCCCTTGACCAGCTGAGACAGTACGCAGCCGGTCAGATTATCGAGCTCCCGGCCTTCTCTGAGGACCAGCCTTTTGTGGCCCGTATCAAGCGGCCCTCTATGCTGGCCCTGGCCAAGGCCAACAAAATCCCGAACTCTCTCCTGCTCACTGCGAACAATCTGTTCGCCGGCGCTGGTGTGGACAAGAAGAAGCCTGAGGCTCTCAAGGATGTCTTCTCTGTCCTGGATGTCATCTGCGAGGCTTGCTTCGTAGAGCCGACCTACCAGGAGCTGCGTGAGGCAGGCGTGGAGCTGACTGATGAGCAGTACATGTTCCTGTTCAACTACACGCAGAGAGGAGTTCGGGCCCTGGACAACTTTCGTCCGAAGTCCCCGAATTATCAGCCTGATAAAACTGGCGAAGAGGTTTAACCGCCTTCCGTCGGAGCTCCTAAATTTAGAGGATGAGTACACGGCCTTCTGTTTCGACGAAGCCTGTGGTCTCATTCTGGATAAGCTGGAGAGCGGTGAGGAAATTCGTTTCCAACAGAAGTTCTCCAGCTTCTCCGAGCTCTACGCTAACTACACTTAAGGAGGTGAGGACTTTTGGTTGATGTAGGTACCGCAGTAGGCTACCTAATGCTCGACACCAGTGGCTTCCAATCCGGCTTCAAGTCGGCCCTGGCTGACCTCCAGACCTTTCGAGATGAGTCTGCCACAGCTGCTGACAAGTTCAGTGCTGCAGGGGCAGCAATGTCTGCTGTGGGAGGCTCACTTACGAAGTCCGTAACTCTGCCGTTGGTTGGTGTGGGAGCTGCGGTCATGAAGGTGGGCAGTGACTTTGAGGCTCAGATGTCCAGAGTCCAGGCAATCTCTGGGGCTACGGGCGATGAGCTTAAGGCCCTGACTGACCAAGCCATCGACCTCGGTGCTACCACAGCCTTCTCGGCTGGTGAAGCTGCTGAGGGTATGGAGAACTTGGCAAGTGCTGGTTTTACCACACAAGAGATTATGTCTGCCATGCCTGGTCTTCTGGACCTGGCCGCCTCCTCCGGAGCTGAGTTAGGTACGGCCTCTGAGATTGCTGCTTCGGCAATTCGTGGCTTTGGCCTGGAGGCTTCCGATGCTGGTCATGTGGCCGATGTATTTGCTGAGGCTGCTGCCCGCACCAACGCCCAGACTGAGGATATGGGTGAAGCGATGAAGTACATTGCTCCTGTGGCCAAGGCCATGGGGCAGTCCCTGGAAGAGACCGCTGCTGCTGTCGGCATTATGTCCGATGCTGGTATCAAGGGCTCTCAGGCAGGCACCTCCTTACGTGGTGCTTTGTCCCGACTCGCTAAACCTACCGATGTCATGCTGGCCAAGATGGAGGAACTGGGCCTGTCGTTCTACGACGCTCAGGGCAACATGCTCCCCCTGAATGGTATTATCGAACAGCTGGAGACCAACATGGCTGGACTCACCCAGGAGCAAAGAAACAATGCCCTGGTCACCCTGTTTGGCCAAGAGTCTCTGTCTGGCATGCTGGCCCTCATGGAGCGGGGTCCTGAGGAGTTGAGAGCCCTCACTGAGTCCTTCGAGGACTGTGATGGGGCTGCTGCTGAAATGGCAGAGACCATGCTCGACAACACCTCCGGCTCCGTTGAAGAAATGATGGGCTCTATCGAGACCCTCGCAATCAGACTACAGCAGGTCATGGCTCCAGCTATCACTGCTGTGGTAGAGAAAATCACTGAGTTTGTGAACAAGCTCTCTTCCCTGAGCCCCGAGACCCTTCAGATGATTGTAACAATCGCTGGTGTAGTTGCTGCTCTTGGACCCATGCTGCTCATCCTGGGCAAGGTGTCCTCTGCTATCGGGTCCATTATGGGCATAGTCTCCAAGGCTCAGCTGGCCTTCACTAATTGGTCAGCTTCGTTAGCCGCTGCAGGCACTTCTGTGGGGGCGGTCTTAGGACCCATCCTAGCTGTTGTGGCGGTCATAGCGACGCTCGTAGCGGCCTTTAAGACCCTCTGGGATACGAACGAGGAATTTCGGAATGGTATCATTGAGACCTGGAATGGTATCAAGGAGTCCTTCAGTAACTTTGCTGATGGCCTCCTGGAGCGTATCAACTCCCTGGGATTTAACTTCGAGAGCCTTACTCAGGTACTTGGTGCTGTCTGGACCGAGTTCTGCAACCTGCTCGGACCTCTGTTCCAAGGGGCCTTCGACCAGATTGCCATCATCCTAGAGACTGTCTTCGGGGTCATCACTGGCCTTTTCGACACATTCAAGGGCCTGTTCACTGGAGACTGGGACACCTTCTGGCAAGGGGTTACAGGTATCTTCTCTTCCCTGTGGAATGGTGTCATCTCCACAATTCAGAACGTGCTCAACACCCTGGGCAACCTGGTGAATGTCATTCTCGGCTGGTTCGGTACCAGCTGGCAAGAACTGTGGCAAAGTGTTGTGGACTTCTTTACCAATGCCTGGAATAATATCCTCAACTTCTTTACCACAATGGGCACCAACATTTCCAACGCATTTAGGAGTTTTATTGATGGAGTAGTCTCGTTCTTCTCCAACCTACCGGAGAACATCGGCTTCATCATAGGTCAGGTCCTGGGCCATATCGCTAACTTCGTGGTAAACCTGGGGCAGAAGGCCATTGAGGCTGGACAGACCTTCCTCACCAACATCATAAACTTCTTCCAGCAACTTCCCGGCAATATCCAGAACTTCATTTCCCAGGCACTAAGCAATATCCAAACCTGGGCAAGCAATCTGCTGACTTCTGCTCAGCAGGCAGGACAGAACTTCATCAATGGTGTAGTTCAGTTCTTCCAGACCCTCCCGAGTCGTATTCAGACCTTCTTGACCAATGCCATTAACTCGGTTAGAACCTGGGGCACCAACATGTTGAATGCTGCTAAGACTGCAGCTACCAATGTAATCAACGGCATAGTGAACACTTTTACTTCCCTCCCTGGGAAGATGCTGGAGATTGGTCGCAACCTGGTCAATGGTCTCAAGAATGGTATCATGAATGCCCTGGGTGGTCTACTGGATGGCATTAGGTCCTTCGGCAATAGTGTCATCAGTGGCTTCAAGTCTGTCTTCGGCATTCACTCTCCCTCCACAGAAATGATTGAACAGGGTCTCATGCTGACCAAGGGCCTCTCTGTGGGCCTGAAGGACGGCCAGGGCCAGGTCATCAAGACTGCGGAGGATTTGTCCAAGGCCATCCTGGACACTTCTACTAAGTGGGTAAACGACCGGAAATTCTACAACCAGCTGGCAGCTAAAGACGAGCTGGCCTTCTGGGAGCAGCTGAAGTCCATCGGAGGCCTGGCTGGTGAGGAACTGGAGCAGGTCAACAAGAACATCTATACGGCCCGCCAGAATGCTTCTAAGGAGGCGTATGAACACTCCAAGAACTGGATTGAGCAGGAGGTCTACTACAACAGACTTTCTGCTGAAGAGGTTGTACAGGCCTGGGAGCGTGTGGTCAATCGACGTAACCTCCAGGCCAAGGAGCAGGAAGAGGCGGAGAAGAACCTTTACAAGGCTCAGCAGGATTTGCTCAAGAAGCAGGTCCAGGCTGAGGAAGAAGCGGCCAAGGCAAGAGAGAAGGCTATCGAGGAAGAGAGAAAGGCCCAGGAAAAAGCTCTTAAGGAGTACAAGTCCAACCTGGAGTCTCGTGCCAAGAGCCTGAGGTCTTTTGCTGGTCTCTTCGATGAAGTTACGGTCAAACAGGAAAACAGTGGCAAGGACCTCCTCAACAATCTGAAGAGTCAGGTTGAAGCTTTCAAGGGATGGCAGCAGGACATGCTGAGCCTGGAGAAGCGGGGAGTATCTGGAGACCTACTGGAAGAACTGAGAGACCTCGGCCCTCAGGCAGCTGGTGACATCAAGGCCCTAACTCAGTTAACCGATGCAGAGCTGGATGAGTACATCAAGCTGTTTGGGGAGAAGTCTAAGCTGGCTGCCGAACAGGCTTCCTACGAACTCGGTGGAGGTTTGATTGGTGGAATTAAGGAGACCTTCGATGAGGTTACCCAGACTCTCGTGACTCTGGTCGAGACTGCCAATGACAGTATTCCGGCCTTGTCTATCTGGGGTGAGGATGACCAGAACAACATCACTCTCTACTCGGATATGGTCTCCAACCTGACCACACTCTTCAGCCAGCTCTATTCTGTGGTTGAACTCATCAATACTGCATTTGCCTACATGGCCTCCCTGTGGGCCAACGTTGCCCAGTCTTTCACGATTATTCGTGTGGAGAGTCTAAAAATCTTGGAGACCATCCGAGAGCAGGCTGAGGCTTATGAAGACCTGGCCGAGAGTATCTATGAATACATTGAGGCCCTGAAGAAACTTCAGAGGGAGCAGGAACGACAGGAGGAGATTACGACCAAGAGTGCTGAGAGCTCCAGTTCTTCCTCGTCCTCTTCTGGCTCTCGTGTAGGTAGGGCCATCAGTAAGACCGTTGGTGCTGCTGCAGCTGGAGCTACCTACATCTTCAATAGTCCTGTGGCTGTCACCCCCACAAAGGCGGCTCAGCTGATGAAGAAGACCGCTCAGCAACTGGCACTGGACTTCTAAGGAGGGATAGCATTTGATTGAGTCCATTACTCTCAAGAACCTGGTCACCAATCAGTCTATCCTGATTGACAAGACAACCAGTGACTGGGTGCTCGGTGAGATTGACCTCGGCACTGTCGAGGGAAGTCACCACAGCTATAAGTACGTAAACCAGGTAGGAGTGTATATCGACAGCACCTCTCTGGAGGAGCGGGCGGTGAGCATTCCTGGATGGGTCATCGGAGAGAACTTCGCTGACATGAAGGACAATATGACTGTCCTCAATCGCCTGGTCAATCCACAACATGAACTGGAGCTCACTCTGTTCGACCAGTATGTGCTTCGGTTTAAGCCCGACTATTCCATCAAGTATGCCACTCCCTATGAGGAGAACAATGAGGTCTTGTGTCAGTTCCTCATTCAAGGGACCTGTGCAGACCCTATGTTCTCAACTAAGAGTGGCATCTTGACTCAGATTGCCTCGATACTGCCCAAGTTCCATTTCCCCCTGATTATTCCCAAGGACAAGGGCATCATTCTGGGTCTGAGACAACCTGACCTGCTGGCAACGATTGTCAACGATGGGGACATCGACACTGGCATGGTCATCGAGTTTTCCTGCAATACCACTGTGGTCAATCCAAGTCTACTGCATGTGGGAACTCAGGAGTTCGTAAAAATCAACAAGACTATCACTCCGGGAGAGACTATTACAGTCTCGACCGTGAGTGGTAACAAGTACGTAAGAGGCTACCACGATGGCCAGACTGAGAACTACTTCAAGTACTGGGACTGGGACTCCACTTGGCTCCAGATGTACAGGGGGGTCAATGTTCTGAAGTACGATGCGGATGAAGGGGTCGATGGCCTGGCTGTCAGTGTGACCTTTACACCTAAGCTCTTGGAGGTGCAGTGATGGAGCCGATAACTGTATATGTATTTGACAGCTCCATCACCCCTCAAGGGGCTGTCGACGTCCTAACTGGACTCAACTGGGAGGAGAAGTTCTCGGAAGCCGGGAGCTTCGAACTCTGGTGTCCCCTCAACGACCAGAATGCAGAACTCCTCAGAGAGGACTACTTCGTGTGGCTGGGGGGAACACGTGACACCGCAGGTATCATCGAGTTCAAGGAACTTGAGGTCGATGAGGAAGGTACAGAGACCATTCATGTCCAGGGCAGGCTGCTCGAGTGTATTCTCGAGAGAAGGACTCTGTACCCGGCTTTCACCTTTACTGGGAAGGCTGGAGCTGCCATCAACAAGATGGTAGACACTACTCTGGTCAATCCCACAGACACTAAGAGAAAGGTCTCTTTTCTCAGTGTGGACTCCACTGGAGACAACCTTGGAGCCCAGGTCTCCTTCCAAAAGACTGGTGGGGATGTACTCAGCCAGTCCTCGGAGTTGGCTCAAGCCAATGGTCTGGGCTTCAAGGTCTCCTTCAATCCCCGGGCCAAGTCCCTGACCTTCAAAGTTCTACAGGGAACCGACCGAACTATCGACCAATCTGTGGTCAACCCCGTATACTTCGCATCTGACCTGGATGACATTCTCGAGTCTGGCTACTCCCATAACAAATCAGACTTTAGGAATGTGGCCTATGTGGCTGGAGAAGACTCAGGGTCCGACAGAAAGGTGGTGGAGGTAGGCACTTCCACAGGTTTAGACCGGAGAGAGGTCTTTGTGGATGCTCGGGACCTTCAGTCTGAGAAGGAAGGCGGAGGTACTATTCCAGCTGATGAGTATACCTCTATGCTCCAGGAGCGGGGCAAGACCTCCCTGGAGGAATACAAGGACATCCAAACTTTCTCAGCTACCCTTCGTACCTTCGGAGTGACTGGCTATGAATATGGGGTAGACTTCTTCCTGGGGGACCTGGTTACTGTATATGACCAGAGACTCAAGGTGAGGGCCAACGCCATAGTCACTGCTGTGGAACTGGAGTATGACACCAATGGACAGCTACTTCAGTTGACCTTCGGCTACCAACAGCCTACCCTGGCAAATAAACTCAAAAGGAGGACTTTGACATGAGCTATACCTATGGCTTCTTCGACGCCGTAGACCTTGGCAGTGGTAACTACGACCGGGTTTATTCCTCGGCCGAGTTCTCCCACTACTGGGCTCTGCTGGTCGGAGATGGAGTCTTTGGTCAGCCTTCTACCTCGCTCAATGTACTGGCTACCACACCTGTGGCCATGAGTGTTAAGGTCTCACCTGGCACGGGGTGGATTAAGGGTCACTACCTCACTGTGCCTGACAACATGGATGAGGTCATTGCTGTTCCTGTGGCCAATCCCTCTTTGCCCCGTATCGACTCTATCATCATGGCCCTGGACAATACCGACCGCATGATGAAGCTCTATGTTCGGTCTGGTACTGCTGCAGCTTCTCCCCAGCCAGTGTCTCTTCAGAGGGATGCTGACATCTGGGAGCTGGAGTTGGCCCAGGTAACCGTAGCTGCTGGTGCTGGCAACATTACCCAGCAGGCTATCAAGGACATGAGAACTGACCCCGACCGCTGTGGTATCGTGACTGGCCTCATTGAACAGTTTGATATCTTAGGTTTTCTTACAGCTGCCCAGGCGTCCTTCGACGAGTGGTTTGAGGATGTTCAAAGCCAGCTGGGGGATGATGTAGCTGGTAACCTGCTCAACCTCATTCAGGGGGTCTCCAATGACCTCTCAGATTTTAAGACTGAGGTAGGGGAAGACTTTCAAGGGGTGAACCAGAGTATCTCCCAGGTCAACACTAAGCTGAAGGACCTTGGAAAGGTCAAGAATACCAGCGGAGACCTTAGGTTGTATACTCCCATAATGAAGTTCATAGTTGCTTCTAGCCCCCCCTCATATAACTCTGACTATGTTCCCCTAGGTACTTATCCCCTGTTTTCCCCCGACTGTACCAGGGCTATCTTCAACCTAGCCGGTAGTAAGTTGTACTATTTCGACCTGGTGAATAGGAGCTATGGTTCACTCAATAGCAGCTACCAACCCCTCTATTGTGATGAGGACATCTTCATTGTTCAAGCGAGCAGCTCTCAAATATTGGTTTATGAGTGGAAGCCCAGTGGAGCCCCTACACAAGTGAAGAGTTTTTCCACATTCTCTGGAGAAAATTTTATACTTCCCAGCAGTTCTACCTTCAAACAGTCGGGTGACTGGGCCTTCATCGGAAGAATATCGAATTCATACAGTTCAGCTAATTCTTTCTGGATTTACAAGTACAACAAAACCACTAAAGACCTGAGCATCTGCTATGGGACAACATTATCCTCGGGTCATTATTACCCCTCTTACTGTTTGGCTCAAAATGGAAATGACTTCTTTCTCTCTGTTTCCATTGGCTCGAATAATGTATCCCCAATTTCCAGGTCAGGAAAGTTGGTTCATGTCTCCTCTTCTGGAGAGGCCACTCAAATGGACACTTTTTCAGGTCAAGACGCACAAGGAGTCACCAGTATGATAGTTCTTGGGAACTATCTCTATACCTACAACCGAACAGGACCAAGCACTTATGGTCTCAAGAAATACTCTATCACTACCCATAGTAAAGTGTCTGAGACCACAGTTAGTTGGAACAGTCTTAACCTGACTGTCATAGGGGGAACTCTAGTGGGAGCTTACCAGATTGGCCAGCAATACAGGATAGACCCCAATAATTTGAGTACGTCTGCCCTGGATAGCTATTCTGCAGCAGTAAATATGAGTCTAAGTAGTAATGGTTTCTCCTCAAGTGGTCTTACTCGGGTTATTCCCATCCCCCTGAGAGACCAGGTCTGGGTGGGTCTTTCCCAAAATAATGGTATCTTCATTTTTGGTCCTTGTATTGAGTTTGGAGGTGTTCCTGCCCTATGATAACCGTAGCAAGACTGGATGATGGAAGGGCTCTCCTGATTTATGACCCCTCTCAGATTCCCCCGGGGGAGCCTACTATGGAAGTGGAGACCATACCCTCGGGAGAAGGCCTTCTCATGACTGACCTAAGCTCTCTGTGGTGGGAGGAGGCCCCCCCCCAGCCTGAACCTGAGCCCGAACCTGAGCCTGAACCTGAGCCTGAGGAAGACCCCTATGCTGAGATGGCCAAGGCCATTAGGGAAGGAGTGAACGAAGTATGACCGACAAGGAGCTGGTCCTGTCTACCCTTCGTAAGGCTGGAAAGCTGGCCGCTCAGTCTCTTCAAGAAAGAGCTCCTGAGATGACTGGTACTGAGGTTGTGGCAGAGAGAGCCTTCCTTCCTGACTTTGACCACAAGAGACAGTACCTCAACTACAAGGTGGGGTATGTCTGCAAATCCCCCCAGGGAAATGCAGTCAAGCTTCTTCAGCCCTATGACTCCACAGTTTATACCCAGGAGCCGGAGGAACTCGTAGCTCAGTGGGGCTTCTACTGGTCTACCGACCCGAAGGAAGCCAAGCCCTTCCTCTCCTCTTCCACCAGTCCCTACATGACCAACGACTGTTGTACTCATGAAGGTCATGTGTGGAGAAGTGGACAGGACAACAACGTATGGGCTCCTGGTACAATCAACGTAAAGTGGACTGACCTGGGCACCATCGAGGAAGTCATGAATCAATAAGGAGGAACACTCATGACCGAATTAGAACTTCGCCAGAAGGTAGTGAATACTGCCAAAGCCTGGCTGGGGGCGAAGGAGTCTGATGGCTCCTTCAAGCCCATCATCGACCTGTACAACACCATCAAGCCCCTCCCTGTGGGCTATAAGGTGAAGTACACAGACGAATGGTGTGCTACCTACGTGTCTGCTGTTGGCTTCAAGGCTGGCCTCAAGGACATCATCCTGCCCGAGTGTAGCTGCTCTCGCATGGTTGCTCTGTACAAGGCCAAGGGTCGCTGGCAGGAGAAGGACAGCTACCGACCCTCCATCGGAGACGTTGTCATGTATGACTGGCAGGATGGCACTAACTATGCCACCACAGACAACACTGGCAACCCCGACCATGTGGGCATTGTGGCTGGCATCAACGGTGACACCATCACCATCATCGAGGGCAACAAGGGTCAGGCTGTTGCCTACCGCAATCTCAAGGTCAACGGTCGCTATATTCGTGGCTGGTGTCTTCCTGACTATGCCAGCCTGGCGACCAAGGAAGAGGACAAGGAGGAAGAGAACATGGAAACAACCTACGCATATCTGAAAGACATTCCTCTCAGCTACAGGGGCTCTGTGGAGAAGGCCATGAAGAAGGGCTACCTGGGAGGCTACTCTGACCCCAACCCGAACTCTCTGGAAGACAACCTGCTGAATGTCACTGAGACCTTCTGTCGAATCATGAGAGTGATGGACAATGCGGGTCTCCTCGACTAAGGGAAAAAGAGTGGCAAGGAAGGTGAACTGGGTATCTGCTACCCGGTTCATCTACTTGACCACTCAGGTAGCTGCCATCTTCTGGGTCTCAACTTCATACATCATAGCCCTGTACTCCACTATCCGGTTGGGCCAGGTGTTTCCTGTGGTTGAGCTTTCTCAGCAGGCCATCACTACAATCTTGGGAGTCGGTATTCTCAAGACTGTGGAGAATATCTTCGAGCACAATGACAGTGTAGTCTTTGGACATAGTCATAGGGAAGGAGGTGAAAACAATGGACGAGAAAACTCTGCAGGGGGAGACCCTGGAGGTTGGGGAGACGGTGGAGACCCCGAAGCGTAACTCTAAAATCATCAACCGCCTGGCTACTCTGATGTCTGTCAAGAGTATCGTGACCCTGGCCCTGACTGGTGTGTTTGCCTACATGGCCTGCACCAATCAAATCTCCCAGGACTTCATGACCATCTACGCGGTCATCATCGCTTTTTACTTCGGCACCCAATCTCAGAAGGTTCAGAATGCTCTTGACAAGGAAGACTAAGGAGGAGACCACATGGATTTAGCTGCAGTCGTACTTTCGGTACTCGGCTCCAATGGTCTTCTCCTCTTCTTAGTCAAGAGGTTCTTCGACCGAAAGGACAAGAAGGAAGAAGAAGCAAGACAGGCCCGTAAGCGGGAGGAGGCAGCCCGACGTAAGGAGCAGGAAGAGCTCCTCAAGAAAGTTGAGGCTGCCCTGGAGACCATTCGTCTCCTGGCCTATTCCCGCATGTCCGAGGAAATTGAACGCTTGCTCACTCAGGGCTATGCCACTCCAGCAGAGAGACGAGTCCTGGATGAGATGTTCAAGAATTACAAATCACATGGTTGGAACGGAGACATGGACGCTAGACTTGAGAAGGTCTACTCCCTCCGTACAGACCACGCATGAACAAGGCCCTCTGCCTGCTCCCTGTGGAGTGGGTAGGGGGCCTTTCTTGTTGAGATAACCTGACCCTCCACATCCTGCTCCCAGAGGTCCTTTTTGGACCCAGCCAGCAGGCAGCCACGTGGGCGCCTGTGGGAGCCTGGACACCCTGGGAATATACCTACACCGCTGGGGGTATAAAAGCCCTGTAGCGGTCTGCTGGGGGCCTCTGGCTGGGGTCCTATTTTGGGCTCGTACAAGAAAGCCCCCTTCCTGTTCCTTGTACTTGGTTCAGGGAGGGGGTTTAGGGGGTTTCTTGATTTGTTTGTATATCACTTGCCCTGCTCCTTCTTTGGAGCCTTGGTGTGGGCCTTCAGGCATTCCTGGGCTATACTCAGTTCCTCGATGTGGAGGTTCTTGTCCCACTCCCAGCGGTTGCCACCATAAGGACGGGGGATAGCAGCGTCCCGGAGGAGTCTTCTGGCCTTGGTACCCTTCATGCCGAACTCAGCAGCCAGTTCCTTGAGGGTCACCAGGTTCTCTTCATCCTTCTCCACCTTGGCAGCCTTGGCCTTCTTCTTGGCCTGGGCCTTCTGAGTCTTCTTGGCCTCTTCGTTGGCCCCCTTGCAGGAAGCCTCAGCCTTCTTGAGGTTCTCCTGGATGGTGAAGCAGGTATCAGCCACTACCTGGAGCAGGTCAGCCTTCTTCATGGTCCACCAGTTCTTGACCTTGACCTCCTTAGCCACAGCCTGCAGGTCCTTCAGGTTCAGGGTCTTCAGCTCTTCCAGAGAAGTGGTGTTGATGTTGATGGTCATTTTCGTTTCCTCCTATAATGTAGATGTTGTTGGTTGGTGAGGTGTGTTGTTTGATTACAGTTACATTATAAGAGATAAGTCGAGACTTGTAAATGGGTAAATTAAGATTTTTTCAAAAATCTTCTGATGGCCTTCGCAGCTTCCTTGTTCGGCCACTTCCATGTCCCTTCGGGGGGCTTCTTGCCTTTGGCTCTGAGGAGCTTCCTGGCCTTGGCTGGGTCCATCCCTATTTCTCCACAGAGGTCAGCTAAGGTGTATTCTGTGGAAGGTTCCTTCTCCCTTCTCCTGGTCTCAGCCCGTTCCTTCCTCTTGAGCTTTCTCTCTGTGGGAGCAGGAGCCTTCACCACTATGGGCTCCTCCTTCCGAAGCTGGCGCTTCTCCCAGTCAATCTCTTGAGGGACAGTGATGGGAGAGTCCTGGATGGGTCCGGAGCAGGGGGTGAAGAACTTCTCCATAGTGGACTGGCGAACGTACCTCACGTAGGGGAAGTGAGAGAGATAGGGATGGTCCGGCCCATGGTCAGTTTCCACTTTCCACACTCGCTTAGAGTATCGATGCTTCCGGTATTCAGTCATTTGCATTCCTCCTTTACGTATCTATTATATCATAAGAAGAAGCTCCCGTAAATGGGAGCCTCTCTTGACTTAGTCCTTAGTCCACTTGTCGAATTGGGATACTCTCTTGAAGTACTGGTTCGCCTGGTCCTTCGTTCGATGGAAGAGAATGATGGGGTGTCTCTTGGGAGAGGTCATCCTGGAGAGAATAGCCCCATTGGGATGGATGTAGAAGGTCAGGTGCCTCCTCCCCTGAGTGTAGGACTTCACCTTGTGGAAGCCAGCAGCCAGAACAGAGGCTTCATTGGAGATGATGTGGGTAGTACCACAGGAGTTGAAGAACTGAGCCATGGGGTCCTCCTTACTTTCTGAAGCTGGGCAGTCCGAAGACAGCAGCGATGGCCTTGCGAACAGTGAGGTCCTTGTGGATGTAACCAGAGAAGGAGATTTGCTTGGTCTCCCCAGTCACTTCGTTGGTAGCCAGAGTACCTCTCTTGATGAAGTCAGCCTTGTAGGAAAAGGGAATGCCCTGAACAGTAGTGGTGTAAGTCATTGTTGTGTCCTCCTGAGAAGTGGTGTTGTTTGGTATGGTTATAATATACCACAGTCTCAAGAGTTTGTAAATGGGTAAATCAAGATTTTCTCCAGAGCTTCTTCATCAGCTTCGTCTTGGCTTTGATGTTGGCATCCACATCCTCGTCCACAGTTCCCTCAGCCAGGAGGGACACCACTTCCATTCGATTCTTCTGCCCAGGTCTCTTGATACGGGCTATGGCCTGCCAGTAGTCATCGGCGTTCCTGTTTGTGGAGTAGAGCATGACCAGGTCCGCTTTCTGAAGGTTCAGGCCAGTGCTTCCTGAGTGGATTTGCAGAATGATGATGTCCACCTTGCCCTGCTTAAAGTCCCGTTCAACTTTCTCTCTGTTCTTCGAGTCCCGGTAGTTCTCCACTCTTCGCTGGGGAAATTCCTTCTTGAGCTCTCGTTCCAGGAGTCGGATTTCTTCCACGAAGTTGCAGAAGATAACTACTGGGTTCTTCCTGTCCCTGAGGTAGTCTATGGCCAGGTCCAGTTTGTCTCTTCCAAGTTGGACCAGCTCTCCACTGTCCAGTCGGATGAAGCCTCCGGCCAGCTGATGCAATCTCATAATCTGGGTGATGGTCATATCACAGGAAGAGACATTGAGATAGTCCTCAGCCTTCATCAACAGGGAGATGTAGCTCTCCCCTGGGGAGTAGTCTATGTGGTTCTTCCTTAGTATGGCCTTCAGGCGCCCTCTGGAGGCCTCCAATGGTATCTGGGTATATAAATCCTCATAGAGCTCCTGATACGCCTTCAGCGCCTTCCCAGTGAGCTCACAGGTCAAATATCTGAAGTCCATTGGGGGGAGGTCCACACAGTCCTCAATCTCCACACGATAGGAGGTCTCAGCCACCAGGTCCTGGAGTTCCTCTACGTTCTGGTAGCCCACAATCTCTTTGCCCATGTAGCCACCCTTGCGAATATACTGACTTTCGAAGTCCCGGTAGTCTTCTCCGAAGATGGTGGGGTCCATAATCTTGTACTGCATGAACAGGTCTTCGTAGCCCTTGCTAACCGGAGTCCCACTCATGAGCAGCCTGGTCTTGCATCTCCTGGTAGTCCTGTAGATAGCCTTGGAGACCTGGGCATTCCTGCTCTTCACCCGTTGACTTTCATCGATGACCAGGCTTTGTATCTTCAGCTTCCTGAGCTGTGGTTCTAAGAGTCTGGCCTTCTCGTAGTTGACCAGTAGTATCATGAGGGGAGGCTTCCCGTCCCTTAGGATGTCCTTCTTCTTTCCCTTGTGGCCCTGTCCCCGAAGCTCCTCCAGCGTGCAAAGCTCAGGGTCGTACTTCATGAAGTTGGAGAGCTGCTCAATCCAGTCCTTCTTCTTGCCCTTCAGTCTGAGGACCTTCACTTGATTTCTGGGGAGCCATGCCCATTCCTTAAGCTCCACAGTCCAGTTGTAGAGTAGGTTGTTCGGAGCAAAGACCACCACCCTATGCAGGCCTTCTCTGATGAATCTCTTTACTGTGGTTCTAATGGCCACAGCTGTCTTGCCTGTCCCCTGGTCCATAAACAAAGCGAAGAAGGGCTCTGCTAAAGCCCTCCTTACGCCTTCTTTCTGGTGGGGGTAGAGGTTACTCCCCTTCTTCCCCATCATCCTCGTCCTCCACAGGCTCAGACTGAGCCTTCAGGGAAGTGATGGCCACAGCCACCTTGGCCTTGGGGAAGCCTTCGATGATGCCCATCAGCTTCTTACGGTTGTCCTTCTTGGAGGCGGTGCCACCCAGCTGAGAGATGAGCTCCACCAGCTGCTTCTTGGTCAGGTCATCCAAAGGACCCTTCTCAGCAGTCTCAGGCTCTCCCTTGTTCTTTCTGTTCCGCTTCTTCTTGGGCTTCTCCTCCACTGTGGGAGCCTTGGCCCCCAGCTCGATGAGGAACATGTTGGCGTAGTTGGCCATGTCGGTGAGGGTGTCCACCAGGGACTCTCCGTTGGAGTCGTCCAGGCCAGCAGCGACCAGGGCCTTGACTCGGTTGAGCTTGTCCTCCAGTCGAATGATGGCCACAGTGGGGCCGTACTCAGCGTAGGTCTTGGCGAAGGCATCGTCGTATTTCTCGTTCTTCTCAGCGTAGAGGGCCTGCTGCTGAGAGTGCAGGGTCTTCAGGGTCTGGAGCTTTTCTTTGGTATTGGCCATGATGTCATTTCCTTTCTTAGTTTAGATTTTGTATCTTCGGGGGAGGTTGACATGAATCCCACTCCACCGTAGAGTCTTATGAGCCTGAGGGTCTTTTCCTGGTTCTTAGTGAGGGTGTCCTCCTTCCCAGGACACTTCACCTCAATCCCTATGAACCGTCCCCTGTGGACTCCCAGGATGTCGGGCAGTCCTATTCTCTGGTACAGGCCCCCATGGGTTTTGAAGTAAAAGCCTGGGAAGGAGTCCTCCAGCATCTCCAGGATTTTCTTGACCACCTTGGTCTCTGGTTTGCTGGCCATTGAGGATTACTCCTCGTCGTCCTCTTCCAGCATTTCGATGAGGTCCTCCTTGGACATGCCCTTCTTCACCTTCAGGCCCCGGTCCTTGCACTCAGCCTTTAGCTCAGAGAGGGACATTTCGGAGTAGTCAGTCTCCTCATCGTCCTCATCTTCCTCATCGTCGTTCTCACCATCCAGGAGGGCCATCAGGTCTTCCTCATCGGCCTCGTCCAGAATGAGGTCAATCAGGGCTTTGGCCTTCTTGGCAGCCAGGACCTTCTTTTTGGGAATGTCCAGCTCCAGGGCCAGGTCCTTCAACTCATCCTTGGACATCTCGCCCAGCTTCTCCTCCAGGTCCACTTCATCCTCGCCGTCCTCTTCCTCTTCGGAGTCATCAGAGTCTTCCTCATCCTCATCAGCTTCCTCAGGGTTGATGTACTCCAGGATGCGGGCTCTCTTCTTGCCCTCATAGGTTTCGTGGCCTACCTCAACTTCACAGTTCAGGCCGACCAGGTCGTTGGTGTCCAGGTCGAAGGACCCATTCGGAATGTCCATGCCCAGAGCCAGCATGACACCCTTCAGCTTGAACAGGGCCTGAGGCTGGAGGGAGCAGTTCTCGAACAGCTTGGCACCCTTGTGGGGTCCTTCAGTGACCTCGAACTCCAGCTTAATCATGTTGTTGCCTTCACGAGACTTGGTCAGCTCAGCCTTGTTGACCACAACAGCATAGGTGCCTTCGGGAATAGCTCTCCGGCCGACCTCCACTCCGGAAAGGTCCAGGTTGACAGAGGAGCCCCCCCTGCCTCTTCTCTTGTTTTTGGTTGCCATGGAAATAACCTCCTTAATTTTTAGGGTCATCCTGATTATATCAGACTTTGGCCCTTTTGTAAATTACTTATTGCCCAGTTTCTTCTTGACACTGGTACCTTTTTTCTTGGTTCCTGTGGAGTCCTCCCACTTGCCCTTGACCACCTTCATGATGTCCTTGTAGTTGGCATCCACCAAGAACTGAGGACAGGGAGTGCCAAAGGGACGGGTGACCTTCGTAATGTAGTAGGGGTTCGGCCCCAGTCTCAGGCGGAATTCAATGTTCCTCCGGACCTTGGCCCCCTCCAGCTTCTCCACATTCTCGAACTGGTAAGTGTGGCCAATCACACGAGAGGCAGCACAGAGGGTACGGGCCACAGAGGGCATAAGGCTGGGTCCTACCTCAGGAAGCAGCTGGTCCTCCCCTTCACCGTCTCCAGACTCCATACGGTCCTGGCAGTTGAAGCAGGGGGTGATGCCCAGGTCAGTCAGTCCCTTGTAGAGATTGATGACTTCCTTCAGGTACCCACCAGCAGTTCCGTACATGCCCTGAGACATCTTGCTCTTGCCTTCCTCGTCCATGACCTTCTCATAGCAGAAGTCCTGCAGGGCAGTCATGTGGTCAATAACCACAGACTTGAATTTGTCAGGGTTCTCCTCCAGGTAGTCATAGATGTCATAGATTTCATCGAAAGACTCCAGCTCAAAGACAGTGATGTCTCCAGGCTCCAGGTCCTCCCGCTTTCCCGAGTCAGTACCCTTGTCCTTCACATCGATGAGGAGCAGGGGCTTGGGCAGGGTACAGGAGATTGTGGTCTTGCCGGTACCAGGGCGACCATACAGAGTGATGATGGTCGGGGTGTCCATGTCAAGCAGGTCTTGGAAGCGGTCCTCCAGACTGGACTTCTTAGGGGTTTTCTTCTTCGGTGCCATCGGGTCTTCCCTCCTTTTCTACTACTTCGAATTGCTTCTTCCTGATGAAGTCAGTGTCCAGGCCCATCAGGTCAGCCTGGCACAGGGGCTTGTAGTCACACCAGGCACAGCCCTTCCCGAGGTTCCGGTCACAGAGCTTGTCTCCATACCTGAGGATTTCTTTAGCTGTGGATTTGAAGTCATTCATGATGCCCTTGACTACAGTGTGGTTCACCCTCACAGGATAGCGACGAAAGTAGTCATCATAGGAGACTTTGGCCAGAAGGTCCTGATAGTCCTTCGGGTCCTTGCCCATTTCCAGCAGGGCCTTCTTGACCGTATATGGTGTGGAGTCAATGCCTCTCTTGGAGAGCTGTCCACTGGAGAGAATCTGAGGCCTGGCAGGCTCCTTGGCCCGAATGATGTCCCACAGTGTTCCTTTGGGAGAGTACCCCATCTCGGTGACTGCCCAGGTGTAGAGAGCAGACTGAGTGTTGAGGAGCAGGAAGTCATAGTCCGGGTTTCTCTTGTAGGTCTTGGTCTCCTTGGGCCAGACAGCCCCTTTCTCGTCCTCGACCAGTGCATCCAGGTAGCCTTCAATGACCACTCCGGGCATGAGGGGCAATTCAAAGTGGAGCTCGTTTCCCAGGTAGACCAGGCCATCATTCTCGTAGAGGGCTTGGTAGTTTTCCATCAGCTCCTCCACCATACGGGGGATGTCTCCGAACTCCACAATCTCCTCCTTGAAGGTCTCCCTGTAGAACTGCTCAGCGAAAGCCTTGTAGGGCTTTCTCCAGGACCGACCAGAGTCATAGGCCTCGATACACTCATGAATGATGGAGCCTCTCCTGAGGGCGATACCCTTCCTCTTGGGCCTGAGGTGGTCATGATACTTGTAGTGATAGGCCATGTGGCATTTTCTCCAGGTGCTAATCTTGGAATTAGATATCTTGAGAATATCTGCCATTTTGGTTCACCTCCTTCCTATGTGTATATTATACCACAAAAGAAGACCCCCGGGAATGGGGGTCATTCTTGGATTATTTCAGGCCATCCAGGTAAGTCTTGAGTTGTTCCTGCCAGTCTCCACCCTCTTCCATGTGGAGCTCTATGCCTGCACCCCAGGACTTGCCCACTGCCACATCAGCCACAATCGGCACATCAGTGTCAAAGTGGAATACGTCCTCAAGGGCCTTCGGGTGTTCCAGAATATGTTTGGCCCTTGGACAGAACTCCATCAGGTAGTCGTTCCTCACTTCGAACAGGGTAGCATCATGGACTGTACCGATGACAAAGAACTTGTCCTTGTCCAGTACGTAGTCAGGGTCATAGTACTGGGCATTGCCCATAATCTCGGACATTCCCAAGATGGTAAGGTCAGAGCCAAAGCCCTGCACTGGTGAGTTGATACTCTGTCTCTCAGCTTCAGCTTTCTTCGACTTGTCTGTGGAGTAAATGTCAGGAAGTCTCCGGAGTCTTCCAATGGGAGACCTGACCTGGCCCATAGACTGAACAATTCTTCTCTGCTTGGAGTGCCACTTGGGAAGGAAGTGATAGGCCTGGAAGAATCTCTCTCGCCACTGCTCAGCCTCTTTGTCTGTGAGGTCTACCCCATAGTTGTCCCGAGCATAAATCTTGAACTTCCTCCAGCCCATGCCATAGACAAATCCGAAGTTAACAGCCTTGGCCTTTTTGCGTTGTTCCTTCTTGATGTACTTGTCATCAGAGACCTTCTCCCCAGTTATCATCTCGTATGTGTGAGTGTGGATGTCTCCCCCTGTCTGGTAGATACGCTTCATGGTCTCATCCCCAGACATGATGGCTGCTATGCGGAGCTCTGCCTGGGAGTAGTCAATCTCCACCACAGACCAGCCTTCAGGAGCTCCTACCAGGTTTCGGATGATGGGGTCTCTGGGTACCTGCTGAAGGTTGGGGTCCGTACAGGAGGTTCTTCCCGTGACAGTTCCATGTAACTTGAAGTTGGGGAACAGCCTTCGACCCCACATTCGGTTAATCCAACCATCGATGAAGTGAGAGATTTGAATGTTGACACCCCGGTACTTCAGGATGAGTTCTACAATGGGGTGCTTGTCTCTCAGCTGCATCAGGGTAGCCTCACTTGTGGAGGGAGAGCCAGACTCGGTGGTCTCAATCACTGGGAGCTTGAGCTCTTCATACAGCAGCTTCTGTATCTGGGCCGGGGAGTTCCAGTTGACCTCGTGCTTGGCCAGCTTCAGGAGTTGCTTTTCAATAGCCTCCCTCTCAGACTCCAGGTGCTTTCGGACCTTCTTGAACTGCTGGGGATAGATGAACACCCCGTGTTCTTCCACAGTCTCATAGGAGATGATACCGGGCATGTAGAGATGGTAGAATAGCTTCATCAGGGCCCGGTCCTGCTTGAGCTTCCTGTGGAATACTTTGTAGAGCTTATACTCATAGTAGATGTCGTATCCCAGGTAAGTCAGGTACTCCTGATACTTCTCCCGAGTCTTGTACTTGCCTGTCTTGAGGTCCTTGTCCACATCCCACTCAGGAGCATTGCACTCCAGCACTGCATTCTCCTTCACACCGTTGGGGGTATTCTCATTGAGTATGTGGGAGGCCAGCACTACGTCGAAGGTGATGTTGGGCTTTACCCCAAAGCGATATTTCAGGAACAGGTCATCGAACTTGCCATTTCCCGCCACGAGGGCTTTAGCGTTCCTATTTAGCCAGTTCACACAGGTCCTAATGAGTTTCCTTTGGGCCAGTCTGGCGCCCTTCAGCGGGCTGTAGCGGGCCTCCAGCGGGATGATATATTGGACCTGGTCATTGCCAAAGCCAAACAGGTTCACTTCATCCTCAAATCTCACCAGACCAGTGGTCTCAATATCATAGCTCAGGTGCAGATAGTTATTGTCCTTCAAGTGGTGGAAGGCTCTCTTGAGTTCCCTCATGTTAGTGATGAGCCTGATGTCCAGTTCGGGGAGTCCCTCCAGGCTTCCTTCCATCATGGCCTTGAAGTTGTTCATGGCTTTCTCCACAAAGGGAGCCTTCCCAGGGTCACGGTAGACTATGCCAGGACTGTAGGAGGGCATGTACTTAATCCCATCCTTCTCCACCATCACTCCGTTGAGTTCAGTGATGGAGCCATCCACTGTGGCCTTCAGGGCCTGAGCACCCAGGACCAGAACATAGGTAGGTTGAATTGCAGCAATCTCCTTGTCCAGGTGCTGCTTGCACTTCTTGATGTCCCCCACCTTGTACTTAGTTCCTCTTGGGCAGGCACACTTAATGGCGTTGGTATAGTAGACCTTCTCAGGGTCAAGTCCTATGGCCCTCAGTCTTTCAACAAGGGAGGACGGCATGACTGCCGCCCCCTCCTGTTCATCTTGTTCTGTGGCATAGCTGTTGACTACCATGACCTTGGCCTTGGAGGGGCCGGCTCCCCAGATACACGTAGGACTGGAGAAGGCACAAAGGTTGCAGTCATGACAGGCCATCAGAATACCCCCTGAATGTCTTTGTTGTATACGTGGCAGGAGAACATGGTGTGGGTAAAGTCTCCCACAGGATAGCCAGTCTTCTCAGCTACCCACTCCAGGAACTTGATGGCCAGGTAGACATCGTTCCGGAAATGGGTCACGAAGTCACAGGACCTCATCACGTAGTGCAGGTTGAGCTTGCCATCCCGGACCTGAAGACCATAGCCCAGAGAGCAGGGGACTCTGGAGACACCCCCCAGGAAGTCGGGGTCCTTGTCCGGGTTCCAAAGGCTAATCCACAGCTGTCGGGAGTCCGGGTCCTCCTTCAGGCGGTTCATGATTTTGGTCAGCTGGTCGTTGTTCCAGAGCAACTCGTTGTAGGTATAGGCCAGCTTGCCGTCGTGCATATACTCAGACCATACCTCCTCCCGGAGCTTCCAGGCCTCACCGGGGTTGATGAACTCAGGGGCCTGGAACAGGATTCTCTTCCCCTCCCAGTCCCTCTCCCAGGGGTCAGTGACCCTCTCCTCGAACTCAGCATCAGCCCAGGGCTGGGTGACTCCGGGGATGTCCTGGCTCTTGGCATTGAGCAGGCAGTAGCTGTAGTTCTGCAGCTCCTTGGTCTCGTAGTCAGGATTACCCTTGACATACTTGTCCTGCATGGTAGCAGGCCGTACCACAATGCCCATCTCAGCCAGGTCCCTCTTGACCTCCTCGACCATCTCCTGGGCGTTGGTGTAGATTCTCATTTGTCATACCTCCAATTCAAAGTCTTTGTAGGTGATAGGTTCGAAGGTTTTCCCTTCCCGAAGAGCATTGGCCACATCCTGCATTCTTTGAGCAGGACTGAGCTTCTGCCTGGGGGAGTCCTCCTGATAGTACTTGTCATTTCGGTACCGGATAATCTTCCAGTAAGGATGAGCTGTGGGGTCCAAGTCCTTCATCTTCACTCCGAACACCGGCTCCACCAGGGGAATGACATACATGCCTGACTGGTAAGCACTTGTGATGAAGAACTCAACCTCAGTAAACTGGGAGTTGGGGACTTTGGAGAGCAGGTGGTGTAGAAGGATGAGGTCAGCTGCCCATCTCTTCTGTAGCTCTGTGGCCCTCCAGATAACTGTGGCCTTGGTCCAGGGCTTCTTCCTGCTGTGGCGAGTGAGGATGACCTCCCTCATACAGGACCCGTTGCCCGTATCCTTTCTCTTGAAGTCATACCCGATGGAAATGCCCTTCGAGATTTCACAGAGGTGGAAGAACTCCCTGAGTTTATCCAGGTCAATGTAGGTCTTGACCAGATGTCCCCACTTTCGGGGGGAGTACCCCAGGGGAGCTAAGTCAACCTTCTCACAGTCAATACTGTCAAGAGTGAGGAAGAGGTCTTCTACGACTCCCCTGGTATTCTCCAGGTAGTCCAGATGCTGTGGATGCAGCAGGATTTCCTTATTGACCCCGAAGTAGGCCTCACTGAAGTCCTTGTAGTGTTTCTTCAGCATGGGGCCTTCTCCTTAGTAGTTGCTTCTCTGCCGGAACTGGTTTACCTGAGACTTCTTCAGGTAGATGTCGGCGATGTCCTGGGCATTCATTCCGGAGACCACCAGGATAGTGATATAGATGACCCAGACCTCAGACAGCCGGCTGTAGAAGGCCTCACGGTCGGTCTTCATCATGGACTGCTTCCAGGGCTTATTCTTAAGGCAGTTACACATCATGCCCAGATTCTCGATGAACTTAGACACCCAGTACTCCAGGCTATACCCATTCTCACCCTGGGAAGCTCTCCGGGAGATTACCTCTTTGGCATTCTCCACCAGGTCCTCCAGGTGGTCACTGTCATAGAGCGGAGTCCCCTGGGGGAGGATGGAGTCATAGTCCTTTCCAGCCAGGACGGTGAGCTCGGTCAGGAAGTGAAGCCCATCGATGAGCTCCTCCTGGTAGTGGTCCTTATTGGACCGGGCGTCCAGGGCCTCACCTAGCTCCTCAGTCACTCGCCAGGAGAAGTCCTTGATACGGGCCTGGCCTCTCTTGTCATCCAGGTTTACCGGGCAGTCCTCAGTCTGGAGCAGCCCAGACTTCAGCTCGATGTCGTGATATTTTCCCATCAGGGACTTCTGCCGGGTAAAGATGGCCTGAAGCTTGTCCCCGTAGATTTCTTCAGTCTTAGCGTGATTGATATTCATCAGTCTTCATCCTCCTCTTCGTCTTCCTGGTTCTTGTCCAGGGCGTCCTTCATACCCTGAAGGAACATTTCCCCCAGGTTCATGATGTGGTCATGCAGCTTTCTGGACTCTTCTTCCTTCTCGTTCTCAGCCTCGTAGTCGTAGACCTGAACGTTCCAGCCCCGGGCCATCAGTCCCCACATCAGGTCATCCCAGGCAGCCAGGAGCTTCTCCTTCTGCTCCATCACCCCGTCCATCTGCTCCCGGCCATCCCAGTTGAAGATGGTGGAAGAGTGGGGGCGAGTGTAGACGATAGTGGGGTTGAGGTCCTTCAGGGACTTCATGTAGGGGTCATCCAGGGAGTAGATGGGACCATCCCGCAGGACCTTCCCATAGACCATCTCCTCGAAGGGAAGGAAGCGGTCAAAGATGACCGAGCCCGGGAAGTTCTTCTCCCGAGTCATCTGGTCAAGCAGCCAGATGTGCTTCTCATTGATGGAATGGTGAGGACCCAGGGACTTGACAACCGGCAGACCGAGGTCCTTAGCCACCTTGTTAACAATGGTGGTCTTGCCAGAGTTGTCCATGCCAGTGAAAATCAACATATTAGATTTGCCTCCTTTTGTTTGGATGAGTACATTATACCACAACTTTTAGCGTTTGGAAATGGTGTACCCTCCATTTATTGTAACAACTTTCTTGGATTTGACCAGTTCATTCAAGGCCTTACTGAGGACCTTGCTCTCAACGCCCAGGTTATCTTGTATCGTTCCCTTAGAGAGAGGTACTGTAGAGTTGGCCAGGAAGTTGAGTATCTCTCCTTCGAGGGTCTTGATGGTCACATGTCCAGAGCCTGGACCTCCCAGAGTTACATTGTACTGTGGGTTGCCAATCTCTCCCATGTCGAAGTGGACATCCAAGTCAGAGAAATGGCCTGCCATACGGAACTCCCTGGAGAGTGTCACAGTGGCACTTCCTGAGGCTTCCGCATAGTCTACGGCCTGGTTAGGAGTGGGCTCCTCTTCCTCCTCCACTTTGGTGATGTACCAGGCAGACTCGACCCAACCGTATAACATGACCGAGCCAGCCATTCGGGCACCGCCCTTAAGCTGTCCTTGCTGATTTCCCTTGTTGTAGTGGTGAACTACCAAGACACTGGTACGATAATCAGTCTTGAGACTGAGCAGCCAGTTCAACACAGGGTTCAAATCTTTGGATGAGTTGAGGTCTCCCTCGAACATAAGGTACAGGGGGTCGAATACCACAAGCACAGGTTTGAGTTCCTGGACGAGAAGCTCAATCTGTCTCCTGTGGTCCTCATTGCTGAGGGTGAAGCCCTGCTGATTGATGAAGGTGATGGGTAGGTCCGGAGGGAACTCCACTTGAGCATGTCTCCGATTTATCCTGCGAGCCTCTCCCACCAGTCCCCGGTCGAGGATAATCTTCTCGGTACGGTCTTTCATGATGTAGTCAGCGTTCTCGTTCTGGATGACCAGGACAGGGCCGGGTTCTTCCACAGGGAAACGACCAAGGAACTTGGTACCACTAGCTACAGAGATAATGAGGTCATGGACCAGAGTGGACTTGAAGCACTTGGGCATGCCTGCCACAATTCCATGAGACCTCCTGCCCCAGAAGCCACGTACCAGCCATCCCTCGAAGGTGTTGCAGTTACCCATGACCTCTCCATAGGTGGAGGTGGTCAGGGCTCCTGCTGCTGAGTCTTCTGGGTCAGGGATAGAGTCTCCGATGATTTTCTCCAGCTCCTTGTGGAGTCTGGCGTCCTCATCGGCCCTTCCCCTGTATTTGTTGAAGACACTGTTCTTGATGAGCAGGATGATTTCTTGAGGGGTCATACCCAGCTCATGCAGGGACTTCTCTACGTACCAGATAGTACTTGACCGGTCAACCCCATTCAGGGACTGGAGGGCCAGGGTGTCCCGGACCTTTTTGGGGATGGAGTACTTAGCGTATATTCTCCGCTCTGCCAGCATATCCTGCTCAGAGGCCGCTGGAGAGGCGCTGTGGGCTTTTTCCTTCTTAGGGGTAGTAGTTACACCCCCCACAGCCTTCCGGATGTCACGCGGCTTATAAAGGGCCTTTGTGGACTTCACCTGCCCCACAGGTGGAGCGTTCTTGTACTTGTGGTTGATGGTGCCAGGAATACGGTAGACATGGGCGAAGTCGAAGCAGTCATCGCAGCCTATGTGTGCAGCCAGTGCTTTGTTGAGGGGAGTATATTCCTGCTCGTTGATGTACCGGTCCAACTCCCATAGGCCCTGGTATTTATTAGGTGAACTCTCCCAGATGTAGCTTGGCTTGGGACTAATGGAGGACGGGTCCTCACATTCATCGATGTCCTGAGCCATGAACTTGGTATCTACCGAGAACCGGTTTTGTCTCTTGGGCTGAGTGTAGGGCATGGGAGACCAGTACAGGTCATACTTCTCAGGTGGGTATGCTTGGAAGAACTCCTTGAGCTTTTCACTGATGTTCTTCCCATACTTGATGGGGACATCCTTCCAGAACTTCCCATCCTTAGCTGCCAAGATAACATAGTCACCACGTTCGCACTGTTGGGAGAAGATTTGCACCAGAAACTTGATAGTCTCTTTCATAAGTTACTTCTCCTTGATGAAAAAGAAAGGAGGTGGACTTTGTGTCCACCCCCTCCTCTTGGTCTATGCGGCTGTGAAGGAGTGGGCCTTACTCCTTGTCATCGGCTTCCAGAGCCTTGACCATCTCAGCCTTGCCCATACCCTTGGTGACCTTGATGCCACGGGTCCGGCACTCCTTCTTCAGGTCCTTGGTGGACCAGTCAGTGTAGTCCTCCCCGTCGTCCTCGTCCTCATCGTCCTCAGAGTCCTCCTCCTCATCGGAGTCGTCCTCATCCTCCTCAGGCTCTTCCTTCTTGGCCTTCTTGGACTTCTTGTCCTTCTTGCCCTTCTTGGCCTTGAGGGTCTCTTCCTCCTCCTCAGCCTCAGCCTCGTCCTCAGCCTCCTCCTCGGAGTCCTCCATCATGGAGACCTCGTTGTCGTAGGCGCCCTTGATGTTGTTCAGGGCAGCGGTCATCTGGTCGGCGGCAGCCTTCAGGGCCTCATCCACAGACATCGGGCCCTCATCCTGGGGCAGGCGGGAGATGAGCTCCTCCGTAATCTTCAGGGCCTTCTTGGTGTCGGCCTCCTCCTCAGCCAGGGTCTCCTTCAGCAGGGCCAGCAGGTCGGGGGTCTCCTTCTCCAGGAACTTGGGCTTCTTGTTCTTCGCCATTGTGTTTTCCTCCTTATTATGTTGAGTAGGTGATTTACTCCCTTGTGGGATGCTTATATAATACCAGAAGAAAATGTGGTTGTAAATGAGCTAAACTCTTGAGGTTTACTGAGCTCTCTTGATAGAGGCCTTCAGGTCCTCAAAGAGGATAGGATAATGCAGAGCCAGCAGGTCATAGACCTGTTCGGCAATCTCCCGCATCTGGGGGTGGGGGGTTCCTGCCACACCGACCCAACGCATCTCCAGGAAATGTCTCCACTCCCGTACGTTCATCGTAACCACAATCTCGGTCTTGGTGCTTGTGGGCAGCACAGAGCGGGCTTCCTGGGGAGTAGCCCCCAGCTCCAGCATCTTCATGTAGTGCCTCTCGGCATCCTCCATAGCGGCCATCCACTCCTCATACTTGGCCCGGTCCTGGGGGTTGTCCAGGTCATACTTGAAGCCCGTAGCCAGGTCAATGACCTTAATCTCCCCTCCGAACTTGTCCCCGGAGTAGTTGCAGTACCGGGTGCTCTCCTGGGAGTAGGAGGCGATTCTGTGGCGTACCAGTTCGTGGGTTACACCCCGGTCGCAGACAATACGAACAGAGAGGTTCCCATGCTCCAGAACAGACCAGTGCTTGCGCTTCATAAGCCGCTGGATGAACTTCTCTGTGGTGTCCCCTTCCACTCTCTCAGACAGGTAGCAGGTTCTCCCTGCGGCCTCCAGAAGGCCATACAGGACCTTTCGGGGAGGGAGCATCTGGGGGTTAACATAGGGATGAATGACTTTCATGTTTTCTCCTCCTGATAGTTGATGTCAATCGCAATATTCTTGCGAGAGGCGATGTAGTCACAGAGGTGGACGAAGTTCTGCTTGGAGGACTTGGGCTTGGGCAGTTTGCCGAAGCAGTCCCACTGTCCATGGTGAGTCTCAATGAGAGGGACTACCTTCTCAATCTCATTGTAGTAGTCGTTCTCGATGGGCTCAAGCATGGGTCTTACTTCCACAGGATGGGTCTTGCTGGGCTTGGCAATGTCGTGCAGGGCCAGGGCAGCCATGAGAAGGTCCTGCTCGTGGTCCTGGTAGTGGTACAGGGGGAACAGGGTCTTGGCCACAATCATGGCCGCCTTGGTGTGTCTCACCAGTCCCCCAACTCCAAGCTCATATCCCTGGTGGTGCTTCCCCGACATACTGGCAGGCATGAGGTAGAAGTCCAGAGGAACACATACCCTGTAGGCTGTCTCGACGAACTCCCTCCAGTGAGGGTCATGGAAAGCAGATTCGAACGACAGTACTTGGAGTGTCTGCTCGATGAGCTTGGTGTCCAGAGTCTCTAACATTGGCTTTCTCCTTTCTGATTTTTAGGAGGTACTGAGCCTTGGCCATAATCTCAAGATTGCGAGTAGGAAGGTGGAAGCCAGTACTGCCATCAAAGTCTTGGAACTCCTTGGCGTAGTCCACCCTGGCAGCTATGGAAGGGTACTTCTCTTGAAGCTCAGCCAGCTCCTTCGCCCAAGCACTCCATGTGGAGTCAGAGATGATGTTCTCGTTGAACACATAGTAGATGCAGGAGTGAACGAGGACCTGCAGTCTTCTCCTGAGAATGAGAGTCCTTATTTCATCAGCCTCCACTCCGGCCTCTGTAAGGTAGTGAGTACCTCGAATGAGACTGGGCTTTACTGAGATTTTACGTTTCTTGCTCATGGTTTTCCTCCTTAATCACTATTATATCTCAAGACTTGGGTTTTGTCCATAATAAAACTCTTGGAAGGGCCCGAAGGCCCTCCCTTGACTTTATCTGCCCCCTCCTCTGTGGTTCTTTCTGAGAACAGCCTTCACCTGGATGGAGAGGTCGATGTCCAGCTCAGGCAGTCTGTGGGTCACATGCCACCAGACCGTAGCCTGAGGCCTGTCCAGCTGAGCTGCCACAGTATAGGTGGAAGCCCCAGGAGTATGGGCCAGAATTCTGGCCTCCTCCAGTACCTGTTCATCGGAGTAGAAATATCCCTTGTTCATGATGTACCTCCTTAAGCAGTGATAGCCTTCTGATTATCTCCCAGGGACTTGCCGTCCAGGTAGCCCTTGGCGTAGAGGCTAGGGTCTCCGGACTGCTTCAGCTTCTTGCCAGAGGTTCTCTTGCCCTTGGGGTCGATGATGTCCTGGGTGAGCTGTTCGACCAGGGCGTCCTTGACCAGTACCAGGCCCCAGTTGTTCTTGTCCACCTGCTCCTTGTACTTGGCCTGGAGTCCAGCGATGAAGCCAGCAGAGTAGTCTCCAGAGATTCCATCAGTGGGCTTGCCCGCCTTTCGGTACTGTCTCCGGAGCTTCTTCATGTTCTTGTCCAGGGTCTGAGCAGCGAAGGTGAAGACAGCCTTGCAGATAGCCACGTCCTCCTTGAGTCCCACAAAGACCAGACCATAGTGAGGAGCCCGGAGGAGATTGCAGCGGAAGTTGTTGCAGATGACCTGAGCCAGGCGGATGGCCCAGTTGGTGTTGTGGTAGCCCTCCACATAATCCTTGACCGCTTCCTTCTTGACCTTGCCAGCCTCTTCGAACTGAGCCATGTCCAGGTTGTGCTCAGCCATCAGCTGTTGAGCCTTCAGCATAGCAGCCTGGGCCTCAGCCTCAGAGGGGTTGTTGCCAGCCAGAGCCAGCAGCTTCTCGATTTTGGAAATGATGTTCTTCTCCATGATGTAACCTCCAGTTGGTAGAGTGGATGTGGTTTTGTTTACAGTTACATTATATGAGAAGGCCGAGCGTTTGTAAATGGGTTCGTCGAAAATTTCTCAAAGAAAAAGAGGCCCTCTTTCGAGAGCCCCTTCTCTTACTGGTTCTCCATGAGCCAGTCGGCCATGTCCTGGAGGTCCTTGACCACATGAGGGTCGAGAGCCTCTATCCACTTCCTGGGGATGTGGTTCTCTCCGAAGTGAGCTCCGGCTATCCCCCCGGTCAAGGCAGCTATGGTGTCAGCGTCTCCCCCGTGGTTGACTGGACCGATGATGGCATCCCTGAAGTTCAAAGCGTTGAAGCTCCAGTAGATGGCATTGTTCACCGAGTTCTCCACGTGTCCTGTGGGTTCCATCAGCTCCAGATGGTCTTTGTCCCCTGCCCACAGGGTCGGGAAGAACATAGCCCTGTAGACAGCGTAGCAGTAGTCCCTGATGTACATGTCCGAAGTGGGGTTGTTGTGGGTCAGGCGCCCCTGGTGAACTGCCAGGTTGGGCTCATCGTTCAGGGCCAGGAACAGAGCCCTCATCACAGCCCCGTTGCCCAGGTCAAGCCGCTGGTTGGCCTCCTGGCGCTCCATAGAGAGCCTCATCCACTCATCTGGGGATTTCCTACCCCCCTGGAGGATTGCGGCCTTACAGGCCCCTCCTACGTCCTTAGGACCCCTGCTGAGCCAGTCCACAAAGCCAGTGCAGCAATCCCGGGTGAAGGTCTCCAGGTTGTTCATTCTGGCCTTGGCTACGATGGTCATCATCTGAGTGTCGTCGGTGACCTCTCCGGGCTTGAGGTTCAGCCAGCCTCCACCGATGATGTCCTTGACCTCCCCGTACTTCCGGTAGATTTCCCTCTGGGACATGAACTCTGTGGTTGCCCCCATGGCATCCCCGATGGCGAAGCCAAGCAGGGAGCCGAGGACCTTGTTGCGATTAAGCTCAGTTCTCATGGTAGCACCTCCTTAGACCAGGTGAATGAGCAGCCAGGTGAAGACCACTCCGGCAGAGAAGATGCCTCCGATGTGAAGGGCCTTCTCAATTCGACGAGCCTTCCGGTCCCTCCGAAGCCTGGCCTGTCTTCTGGCCTGCTGATTAGGAGAGTTGAGCATCTGGTGGAGGACCTTGAAGTCATCCTCCTGAGAGTGGATGGGTACGACCTTGTTGTTGGTAGAGTTGTTCATTTGAGTTCTCCTTTCTGAATGAGCACTTGTTTCTGGGACTGTTCAAAGGGAAGGGCCTCCTGCTCAGCCAGGAAAGCTTCGGTCCTAGCGATGTCCTTCTTGAAGTCTTCCAGCCAGATGCCGAAGGTGATGGTGTCCACTCTCTTGATGCACCGGAAGTAGTTCTTGGACTTACAGGCCTTGGAGGAGAGTTCCATAATCTGCTTGAGGGAATAGAACTCGTAGGGATTGTAAACGTAGTAGCAAGCCCCACCAGTGATGCGGTCCTCAGACAGCAGGTTCTCCAGGCGGTCAGCCAAAGGCCGAATATCATAGTGGAGAATGTAGTCGTAAATTTCCAGCTTAGTCATGAGGTGGACCTCCCTTTTGTTTATATACCTATTATAAGAGATGGCCGAGAGAATGTAAATGGGTTCGAAGAGAAAATTTCGGGAGGGGGCCGAAGCCCCCATCCCTTTCCACAGCTTAGAGCTTAGAGACCTGGTGGATGAATTCGTTCATCGAGCCCTTCAGGGTAGTCTTGATGAAGTGGTTCTCCAGAGCAGTGGGAGTGTCCTTCTTGAGCTCTCTGTGGGTCACGTAGTCGGTGTAGGCGTTGACCAGGCCCCACTGGGTGCCGATGAAGTTCTGGTTGTCCTCAGCCTGGTAAGCAGCCAGGAAGCGAGCCCTCTTCTCTTCCACTCTCCGGGTCTGAGTGGGGTTGAACTCAGGCTTGATTTCGAAGATGCCGTCCAGGAAGGAGTCCACAGCCTTCTTGGAGACCTTGTGGGAAGCCATCTCCTCAGCCTTGGCCTTGAAAGTGTCCAGGTAGATGGAGTTCTGAGCCAGGACAGTCTCAGCGGTGTGGAGGCGGTCCTTGATGGAGGCAGTGTGCCGAAGGCTAATCTTGTTGTCCGCCTTGCGGAAGGTGATGTTGAACTGGTTCTGGCAGATGATGCGAAGGGGAGCGATGGTGGCCTTCAGGGTGGTGTTTCCTCCGTGGGAGTTCTGGAAGATGACATGGGGAGTAACCTTGTCGCCCAGGATGTCGATGGTGGGAAGCTGGCCGATAATCCAGACCATCTTCTTGTTCTCCCCAGCCTTGAGGAAGGTCAGGCCCTCTCCGACCAGAGCGTTGATGAAGTCGAAGCCTTCGATGTTCTGGATGATGGAGAACTCCTTGCCGACCACTCCGAAGGTCTGAGTGGAGTCTTCCTTCTTGGTGCAGAAGGCCCCGGGGATAGGGGTGCCGTCCTCCAGGAAGACAGGGACCTTCTCCACAGTGTAGTCCAGGTGAGAGAGCTTCAGGGCTTCTTCCACAGTCTTGGCCTTCTTGATGTCGTAGCCGATGTTGGTCCAGGTAGCAGTTCTGATGTCAGTCATTTTAAGTTCCTCCTTGAGATGTTGAGTTGGTGAGGTGTTGTTCAGTATGGTTGTATTATAAGACTCTCGTACGAGTTTGTAAATGGGTCCGAGAGAAAAATTTCAAAAAAAAAT